ATATGCTTTCATTTCTCCCTTTTTACCATAACCACCTCTCTTGGTAGGAAACTTACCAGTACCAATTCTAGATCCTTCCTTATCACGTATTGTTTTGATGAGAGCAGATGCACGGGGATCATTGCGGTCATATTTACTAAGAATATCTTCAGCTCGTTTTCTTCTTTCCCCAGTCAATTCCTCAACAATATCATCTCTCCATTCTTCACTCATATTCACCATAATTGCTTCTGCTGCTTCTGGTGTTTCGGCATAACCTCCATCAAGTAAGTGTGAGAGGATGGTGTCGTAAATATTTTTTTGCTCATCATAGTAAAAAGGTTTTTTCTTTTTAGTAATTGGCTTTTTATTGGCATTCTTTTTTTGTGCTCTTCCATAAAAATCTCCTCTGTTTGTTTGTGCCCTATCATAAGGACCATTAACAGCTCCTTCTCCCATAACAACTTCCATATATGCTTCTTGAAGGTTGCGTAGTTCTTTTGAGTCCATTTTTTTATACTTTTTAGTTATTTAGGAAATCTCACCCAGTGCCCGTTGTTTTCTTAATTTCTTAGGATTTTTGGTTCTTGTTGATGGATTGTCTTCATTAGGATAAGAAGACATTCTATGAGAAGGATAGAGACGTTTATCTCTTCTTGCACTTTCACGACCTGGATAATCAATATCAGTTGGTGATTCTCTTTCTTTTATTCTATCAATTAGAGTTTTATAAACACTAACCTTCTCTGGATTGTCTCTGTGTTTTGCAATCAGGTGTGCTGCCCTAAGTTTAAGTTGTTTAGTTGTTGATTCTTCCAGGAACTGTGTAAATGTTTTCATTAGTCTACCTTCCCTGTCATAAGTCCTGTTATGAACTCTTGATAGGTTTTCATTTTTTCTTCTTGGGTGTGCGAATCATTGTATCTGCACCTGCAATTCTATCTGAAGGTGTGCGGTCCCGATAACCTAGATTTCGATACATTTTGGGTAGTTTTTCTTCATATCCTGGTTTTGCAACTGGAGTCAAAGAAACATTTTTACCAATCTTATCTGCATATCTATGAAGTGCGTCAAATGTTCTTCTTCCAATACCTTCGTTTCTTCGCTTCTCTGGAACCTCAATGTTATCTACACGAATATCACCAGAACTTGTAGTATGAACGACATACTTCATTCCTGGTGTTCTTCTTTGTGTGTTTCTTTGAATTGTCTCTAAAGCATCAGGTTTTGGTGCCTTTGCTTCTTCCAGGAACTCTCTAAAGGTTTTCATCAATAACCACCATCAGTTGAACGTGCCCTTTGTGCTCTTCTCAATTCAACTTTTTTTACTGGAGATGGACCTGCACTAAAATCTCTTTCTCCTCTATCTCTCTTTTCCTTATCAATCTTTTGCTGTTCTATTTTACCAACACCTCTCTTTCTTCCAGGTGCTGCTGCTCCACTTCCACCACCACCTTGTGCGTGTCTAGCAGCACCAGGCATACGAGTACCATAAGGTTGAGTTTCCGGATCAATCATTCCCTGCTTCATTCTACCAGTTGATGCTCTAGGGGATAGTCCTTTTTTTTCAGACTTCTTAACTTTCCACTTTGTTTCACTGCCTTCAGGTTGTCTCTCTACTCTAGCAGATTTCACTATTAAATGAAGAGGAGTTTTCTTTTCTCCCTTAACTTTATCTTCTTTACGCATTTCAACGAGATATGCTTCTTCCAGGAATTCCTTAAAAGTTTTCATCTTTTTATGACTTTTCTTTTATTTATTCAATCTTCACCTCTTCTAGTCTTTCTTCTTTCTTTATTCACAAGAGTAGTAAATGCTCTCATAGGACTAATAGCATTACTAATGTCTTTTAATTTTTCACGATTGCCTCTTTCAAATGCGTGAAACTTACCGTGATGAAATCCTGGTTGTTGTGGTTTGAACTTTGATACTGGACCTTTATTTGCAACAACTAAGTTTCTTGGGTCATTGCCGTGATACCTCTTCTCTTGTTCTTGCTTCTTCTTATATCTCAACACATCACCAGGAGACATATCTTTCATTTCTTTACCAGAAGTTTCTATCTCAGTTGCGTGGTGAAGTTCTGCTCCACGTCTTCTTACTAATCGACGCTTACGTTCAACTTTTGCTTTTTCCCTTGGTGTTAGTTGCCCCGTTGCTTGTTTAATTCTTTCTTCTCTTCTTTGCTTTTCTTTTTCTCTAGATTGAATTGAAGCAATTCCATATCTCGGACTTTCTTTTGTTCCTCTATTTTTAATAAAAGTTCCATCCGGTAGTTTCCCTCCATGATGTTGTATCAACTCATCTTTAGTCGAAAAATGTTCCTGCCTCCCCTCATCAATTAAATATGCTTCATAAACAAATTCCTCAAAGGTCTTTTTCTTACGATTACGAGCAGGATGAGATACTCTACCGTGGTCTAGATTTCTTTCTGCCTCACCTCTCTTCTTTCCCCACATTTGCATAAGAGCAGTTCCAGGAGATTCGACGTGTCCTGTTCTTACGAAATCCTTTGGTGATTGTGCGGCAGATGCTGCCAATGTTGCAAGGAGAAAGGCATTTGCAACTTTCTCCCTCTTTTTTGCTTCGTCAAGCATTTAACTACAAAAAGACCTCTGATTATTTATCAGAGGTCTTTATCAATCACCTTTACCTTCAAGGGTTCTAACAAAAAGTGCGGTAAAAAGTTCCATCTTTTCAGGATGAACTGCTGCTGGATTCTGATTGATTACATTTTTAAGTGCAACCAATTCATTCCACTCATCATTGGAAAGTTCAGAGTTAAAGTTTTCCGAATAGGTCATAGTAATATCAACTGATGAGCATATCCTAACATACTATCTAGACAATCACTGGTTTCTTAATGTTGTCTTCAGGTTTCTGTGAAGTTTTGCAACGTTTCAATATCCTTTTTAAGTTCCTCTTCTTGCTTTTTATCGTGATAATAAGACCAAAGAGCATTATGCGCATCCATTAAATAATTTACCCAGAAACCAGCAGGATAGATTCCAAGTGCATCTTGGAGACCACGATGACTACAACCTTCTTGTTCTGCTTTACACATAATGTACGTGATTGCTTCGACCATATCCATCTTATCTTCTTCAGAAAGCATAAAATACTTTCCTACTGCACGTTCTTGTGCCTCTTTATTTGCCTTTTGAAGTGCTTTACAAGCATCAGAGTCCCACCACTCTTGCATTGCTTTACCAAATTCGTTAGGTTCTGTCATTTCTTATAAGACTCCAAAATCATCATTATATCTAATGCACAATCAGGTGGTAGATCTCCCTCATAATCACCATTTGTTGAAAAACGAAAAGAATATACAGTCTTTTCATCATTCCAATAAGAATTGTCTCTCCAATAAGTATTTTGGTCTTCTTGAGGAACAAACATTCCCTGATCTACACCCTCATATTTTGAGAGAGTAATTGCATCAATCTTTTTTTGAATCTCAAAAATTTTATCAAATAAATTAGTTTTCATTTCATTCCTTGTTAAAAAATGTACCAAAAAATCCCGAATCCCCTGGTCTGCGAGTTTCTAATTTATCAAGCAAAGAATCAGTTACCTGAAGAGATTCAATACGACTAATCATATCGGCAATTACTGCACATACCATTGGTCTTTCATTTTTTGCTGCCCAGTGTAAAGCATTTCTTAGGCATCCTTCTGCTTCTTTTAGATTTTCCTCAACTTGATTTGTCAGCATTTCAACATTCCTCCATTCCAATTGGTTGAGTTACTTTTTTCATAAGATAAGATCCTCCCCCATTATCAATCCATTCTACTTGGTCTCCTTCCTTCAGATTTGCTGCTTCTAGAAGGTCATCAGGAAGATTTACAATCACATCACCAGTCAAACCATCAACCTCAGTAAGAAGCACCCATTTTTTGACTTTATCATAATTTGCATCAAGTTTTGCTCTCTTATCATAATACTCTGCTTCACGCAGATTATACTCACGAAACTTTTCTTTTTCTTGGTCCGATGCTGCCTTATCACACATTGCATTCAGTTCTTCTTCAGTATATTGGGAACGTTCTTCTTCCCAGAAAGAAGTCCAAGACTTTTTACACTCTTCTGATGGGTCATCCTTATCACAACTCAGATGACCTTTACCATTACCATTCAACAGAGAAAGTAATTCATAAAAACGACCTGTATGATGTTTGAAGTAGTGATACTCTTCTTCTACAACTTTTTTAATGACATCATAGATTTCTTGTGGAGTTGCTTCTGAGGAAAGCAGAGCATCACTCATCCACTTCTCCAGATTTTCAAGAGAATACTTCTTGTAGTCAAAGTCCATCGGTAAAGTCCTTGATTGCTTTCTGTATTATAGCACTGACCTCAGCACCCGTCAAGTCGTTAAGAAACGACCATTTTGGGTCTTGGGGATCCCATGTTGCCGTGAAAGACCCATCCTCATTCTTGGAGAATCTTAGAGAATCATTCTCTGGGTTTGGGTTGATTACAGACATTACAATAAAAACTAAACTTTTCTTTGAAGTATTTTACAGGTTGATAGTGCTCGGAGTCAAGTGGTTTTTCCTCTTCACACTTACTACAAATCCTTGTCTTTTTTACTAGACTTTCGGAGTTTTTTAAGTTCCTTGAGTTCCATTTTAATATTCTTGTAAGCAGTATCCGCATCTATCTTACCTCCCATCTCAAGGGCAATAATAATCTCTACTCTTGTACCAAAATGCGCTAGTGCTCTTTCAAAAGAATCTAATTCATACATCGTAGTTAATTCCACAACGCTCAGCAATGATATCTATACGACGATCAACCGCCTCAATAGAATTCATTATTTCATAGAGTAAATTGCTTGTTTCTACATTCTCTTCTTCCAGTCTTTGAACTTTTGCTTCCAACTCATAAAGTCTCTTATAGACATCATCAATCGGTACATCTTCTTCAAAAAACCATTTGCTAAACAAATTCATACGATTCCAACCGATTTTAGATACCTTTGATATGCCATAAAGCGTTGTAAAGATGGAGTGACACCAAGACTTTCACAACACCTAATATAGGAAACAAATTCCCACCAGGGTGCTGTTGGGTCAGTGTCACTCACAATTTGCCTCCCACGGTCCCTTCATGAGTTTTGGTCTCAGGGAAACCTTCCTGCCGTCCTTTAAGATAAAAACGGGTTGCTGATATACATTGCTCTTCAGTGAGAGATGTGATAAGTCCATTTCCGTCTTTATCGGTTGAATACCAGAGTCCATATTTCTTTTCTTGAACGTAAAAACAATCATCGTATAACTTGGGTTCCATAATTAGGTTCTTCAATTTGAATTAATACTTTTGCCTCTTTGTTCCAATGTCGAATTACACCAGCAACAATAAAGCAATTTGTGATTAGATAGGTCACAAAAATAATTGTTCTGATAATTGCAATTCTATCAGATTCTTTATCGCATTTAGATGCTTTTTCCCCAAGTGCCTTTGCCCACCACATCCAGGCATTTTTTTTCTTCACGATTTTTGTGGTTTCACAAAGATTTGATAGTCTGTCTTCTTGAATTTGCATCTATCAATATACTTTTGTGCGTGACTTTCATTTTGAAAATAACAAGTCTTCGTATCCTGTAATTCTTTTCCGTCTTTATGAATAATTTTTACGGGAAACTGAGTATGGGGAAAATGAGTTTTATCACTCTTACTAATTTTAACTGCTGTATTCTTTTTCTTTGGAGCAGATTTTTTTGGTTTCTTCTCTTCAGTCATTTTTTTTCTTCAAATTCCTTCATAAGTTCCTTTGCCATTTTCATTGAACGTCTATAAATTAGAAAACGAACAATGGGATTGTCTGGAGAATTTCTAATCCACCAAACAATCTTTTCGTAATCAAAACGAATCAACCTCATCACATAGTTAAATGCCATTGCAATGCTATTATCCGTTATAATCAAATAAGCAACTATAACGAATAAAATAAACCAAATGTAATAGTAGTTCATTTATGTAATGTGGTAGATTTTATTTTAATCCCAATCGTTAGGAAGAACTTCCCAATCAAGACCTAAACTATTTAAGTAATTTAATAGTTGTTCTTCATTTTCTGGAAGTTGTTCATCCTCATCAAGACAAAAAGAAGATTCACATAATGCTGGACCATACTCTGCTGGTTCATAATATGTTTGGGAACGAGTTTGAATGACATCTTCTACAACTGCTCTCACAAAAACCAAATCATTTTCTTGTCTCAATTCATCAATTGATAAAATCATTTTCTTTTTCTGGTTTCCTTTTGAATAAACTTTTTAGCAGTTTCTAAACTATGATGAACACAAATTTGTTCCCCATTGTAAATGGAAATATATTTTCCCTTACCCCAAGGAACTGCAGCCCACATTCTATTTGGACTAATGTATCCACCAATTCCACTCTCTTCTGTTTTATCGGGAGTAGTCATCAAAATCAACGTCAGGATGTAAAAATTCTAGATAGTCCTCAAAATCTACTCCAAGATAAGTAGCAAATTCTTTCAGGTCTTCTATGTGTTCTTTTTTAATTGTTTCTTCTATGTTTTGAACCATAAGACCTCCAATCAACCATACTTAGAAATCATTTGATCCATTCTATCTTCTCTATATTCTTCTTCTTGATTGTCTTCAGTTGTGTCTTGAAATTCATCGTAAATTGTGTCCGAATCTTTTTCTAGAAAAATTGAAGTCATTTGTAGAAGTGTGTAGGAAGGGTCGTTTGTATATAGTCAGGAAGGGGGGATTACCCCACCTCCTCTGTGTCGGGTTGCTTAAATTCAACATTCTTTAATTTTAAATTATTATCAAAAAATGTCAAGGAATTAAATTTTTCATTTTGGATGGATTTTTTATTTGTTCTTCGGTAAGTCTTATCCTTTCTTCAATAGGAAGAGAAATAAAAACTTGCCAAGATGCTCTCCGTTCTGCAGCACTTTTTTCTCTATGACATTTTTTACATAAAAGTTGGATGTTATCAATTGTTTCCTCAATTTTTACATTTGAATACCACCAATTGTTTGCAACTCCCCTTTGTTTATATTTCAAATTATGGTCAATGTGGTCAAATTCTAAATCTTCAGTTTTTCCACAAAATGAACATTTGTTTCCTAACCTTTCTTTGACCTTTTGTTTTCTTTTTACTATGTCTTTTTTTCTCCATTCATTTTGGTATTTTTTGAAATCTTCTTTATTTTTATATGGCATATTCTATTAGGGATACCTTTTATTATTTATATGGGTATCCCTCATAGAATTATCAAGAAGTAGTTTCTTGGGTTTCGATAAAATCTGCGTCAATTTTATCGTAAAGTTCTACAAAACAAGTTTTTGTCTCATCATCAAATCCAGAAAGACAAAGATTGATTGCCTTACTTTTTTTACCAAAAATAGAATATGCTTTTAGAATATGGACTAAACGACGAGTTGAAATTACTTCGTCAATGCCACCATCAGCAAAAGTTTTTCTTACAATTTCTGCCCAAGTGCAAAGATGGGAAATAAAATCAGTATGTTCCTTAATCATAGGAATTTTAAGTGATTCCGCAATTTTAGTCAAAATTTTAGTTTCAACAGAAATAGTAGGATAACTTTGTTCCATCATAATTGGGAAACGGTCAAGCATAGCAGAGTTCATAACATTAGTGCCGATGAAACGTCCATCATCACTACCCTTGCCCTTCGTGTTGGCAGTTGCAATCACATTGAAACCTGCCTTTGGATATACCTGCTTACCGATTTTCTTGAGAAACACACCCTTACCCTCAAGAATGGATTGCAGACACATAATCTTATTAGATGCCAGGTCAATCTCATCAAGGAGGAGAACAGCACCACGTTCCATTGCTTCTACAACAGGACCGTTATGCCACACAGTTTCCCCATTCACGAGACGGAAACCACCAAGCAAATCATCAGAGTCAGTCTCAATCGTAATATTAACACGAATGAGTTCCCTCTTCAGTTGAGCACAAGATTGCTCAATGCTAAAAGTTTTACCATTACCAGAGAGACCAGTGATGAACACAGGATAAAAAATCCCAGACTGAACAACTTTCTTAACATCAGTAAAGTTGCCAAAGCTGACGAAGGTATCATCTTTATCAGGAACGAGGTTTTGCTTTACATTATCCATAATTGCTACTGGATTAGCAGAAGGAGAAGCATAAGTTTCTTCAAGTTCTTGCACGGTTGCCTCCAGATTCCATTTACCACGACCCACCTTGTATTGATTCAGATACTTGGAGAGAGTCGCATAGGTTGTATCAAGTTCTGCTGCTACTTCTTTGACAGCATCAGCACCAAACTCGGTGCCATACTTTTCTTTCAGAATGGAGAGTGCTTGTTCAATCATAGTGTTAGATTTGGTAGGCATCGGTTTGTTTGATTACTCCGTAATTCTACCACGAATTGTGGGTGAGGGAGTGGTGAGAGGGACAGTTCAAAGACCGTCCCTCATAAATAACTATGATTAAGTTAATCATAGTTATATGAAAACCATAAATGGATTTTCCGAATATAAAATATCAAAAGATGGAAAAATATATTCCAAAAAAGGAAAAGTATCAAAAATCTGCAATAATTCCTTTGGTTATCCAGTTGTCAATGTAAAAAATGATGAGGGTAAATGGAGAATAAAGGCAGTTCATAGATTATTGGCAGAAACATATATCCCAAATCCAAATAATTTGCCCGAAGTAAATCATAAAGATAGAGATAGACAAAATTACAATCTTGATAATTTAGAATGGGTCAGCAAATCTGACAACAATAAAAATAGAGTCCAATTTACATCCAATATAGACAAAGAAGTGTGGGCAATAAATTACCTAAAAAATCTGGGTTATACAGTATATAAAGAGTAAGAAAAAGGTATAGGGGGGTGCCCAATGGACAGTCCCCCAGGTGGTCAAGCAACAAGACTAATGAAGGAACCAAGAAGTTTCTTATTAGTCTTTTTCTTACCCAAAACTTTAGTGAATGCTGTTTTTATCTGTGCTTTCGTTGCGTTCTCGGGAACAACAAAGTCCTCATCTTGTGCGAGAGAAGATGATGCAATCACATTGAATTGGTCAAAACCAGTTCCTTGGAATTGAACACAACTGTTCTTGCGATAATCTGCCTTCACCTTTTCATAGTTCTCTTGACCGTTCCCATACCAACGATAGCAAGTCTGGAAATCACGACCAGGAGTGATACGGAAGTTAATAAGATTCACAGTCGGGAACCTGTCTTTCACGGTCTGCAGAAGAACTTTAGCATAACGAGGGAAATTATCATAGTCCAGAGCAGGATAGACACGACCAGTCTTCCTATCACGAATCGTAGTGCGACTATGCCTCGTATTACCAATGTATTCAGAAGAATCGGGATAACAACCCTTACGAGCAACCGTCACCGAATTCTGGTATCCCTCACCATCAGTTAGGAAAACAACATTCACCTTCTGAAGTTTATTCTTTTCCTGGAAATCAGGAATCAGAGAGTGAAGGGCAATCATACTTTCACCGATAGGAGAACCCGAAAGGTCCAGGTGAGGAGGAACAATGCCAGCACGTTTCTGATACGCATAGCAAACAGACCAGATATTCTTGAGTTGTTCATCAAGAACTCGGTTATTTACTTTACTGGTGAAGAAATTCATCAGACGGAATGACTGTTCTGGAGCAAGAACACCAGCAACCTTTTCATACACAGGAGGATGATTGGGTTGTAGTTCCATATAGGAATGAGCATCCAGAGTGAAGGCATACACCTCAAAAGGAATGTTTACTTTCTTACAGAACCAAATAAGATTCAGCAGTTGCTTATAAGCATCCAGAAGGAATTCACCCATTGAACCAGACCAGTCAAGAATGAAGATAAGACCGTGATTCTTACCGTCAGGAACCACAGAAACCTTCTTAAACAGGTCTTCGTTGAACTTATAGGTGTGGAGTTTAGAAGTGTCTAGAATACCCGTGCGAGCAGTGCTAGACCGAGCATATTGGTCGGCAGACTTCTTACACTCAAACTCTTTTACCAGATAAGAAACTTCTTTTTCGGCAGACTTCTTGTAGGTATTATATTCCTTAGAAGTAAAATCAAAAGTCTCTTTGTAATAAGAACCACGAGTTTCATAGAACTCTTTTGCTTTACGATGGATGAACTCGTTAGGAATTACCATCGTCTCAAGATTCATCTTGGGAAGTTCCACATAATGAGTTTCCTGAGCATACTTATCTACAAGGTCTTGAGACTTTTCATCAAAAGAACGAGAAGTCTTGGAAGTCAGTTCATCTTTATTGGTTTCACCGTGCTGATTGCTTGCTTCCTGACCGAAACCACCACCATTAGGTGCTTCCATAGACTTATTCATCTCATCACCGAAAGATTCACCTTCAGTTTGAGACTGACCCTGCGAATCTTGCTCCAGTTCAGATTTATTCTGACCGTCTTGACCCTCTCCCTCTTGAGAAGAATCAGAAGAACCTTCGGTCTGCTCACCAGCACCCTGAGAAGAATCACCTTCACCAGGAGTAGGCATAACTTGAACCTCTTGCTTTTTATACTTCACATACTCAGTGATTTCACGAGCAAGTTGAAGCACTTCATCAAAAGTTTCAGTCTGCGAAGCACGAGTCAGAAACTCATTCTCTTCATCATTGAAACAGATGTTATGAAATGCACCAATCTTGTAGTAAAGATTGATTCGATCAATGAAAGTCAGTTCATCCAGGTTCTCATCTTTCGTTGAGAAGAAGTCATCGTTGTTCAGTTCATTATACCCATTGTAAAAAGTCCGAGACAGACCAGGATACTTTTTCTTTATCAAACGTTCTACACGAACATCCTCAAGAACATTCACAAAATCTTTGGGAACTTCAGGATAATCAACAGTCCAGTCAATGTTAGGTGTTGCGAGACTATGCCCTACCTCGTGGGCCACCAAAAGTGTGTACACTACATCACTTGCGCGGTCCCAAGTCGGTAAAGTGAGAATACGACGGTCCACATCAAACATAGCAGTTGGGACTTTTCTATGCTCAATGATAATATTTTCCATGGCCAAACATTTGGCCAACATTCCTTTAACTTCTAGATTAACGGACATCAGGGGTCTGCTTTGAACTTCTAGTATCATAGCAGGTCCTAAGGGACCTTTAATGGTGGATTGGACAGTTTTTCAACTGACACAATGACTTTATGAGTTTTTACTTTTCCTGCGTAAATTTTACCTGTAATTAGAAGAAAATAACCTCAGAGTTTGTGGATACTTTTCCTTGTCTCTATAATTACTAAAGTAATAGTAGGAACTTCATTTTTTAATTATAAAAAGGGACAATACCCTTATCCCTTTTATTTATTCTTCTTCTTGCCCCTCATTTTCCAAATTACTTAGTGCTTCAAGTGCTCCTTGAACTTTAAGAAATTCTTCTTTTTTGGCATTAAATTCTTGCTCTAATGCAAGAAGTTCATCACGAATTTGAATTGCTTTTTTTGTTAGAGTCTCTGTCATTTCTTCCTTAGTCATATGAATATAGAATAACTACGAGGATATTTATGCGACTCTCATAATGAAAGCGAGAGCATAGTATGGGGGTAAATTTTTACCTGTTCCAGATTCACCTTCAGAATTAATGGAAATTCCTGTGGTTTGACTGCTAATGTTTGTTCCATTCACAGTTGAATTACGTGTAGAACTGTTAGATTCCCATCTCCATCCAGATCCCGCTCCACCATCATCTGCCGAACTTGCTAATAAATTGTGATTATGACCAGGATCAGTAATACCGTGAGAGTGAGAAACAACAACTGCATCAGCAGAACCACCAGTAGCACCTACTCCATAAGCACTTCCAGCACCTACAATAAATCTATCTCGTAGATTTGGAGTGCCATTGGCACCATTACATAATGCCCAACCAGTGGGAATGGATGCTGTGCTTCCAGACCACATAATAATTCCACCAACTGGAGTTATTCCTGCCAATGCTGTATTTGCTGTTGTTTGTGCTTTACTTGCAGCAGTTACTGCGTTGTTTGCTGTTGTTTGTGCTTTACTTGCAGCAGTTACCGCACTATTTGCTGTTGTTTTTACTGTATCTAAACTGGTTCCATCTGTAGTTGATGCAATTGCCCATTTAAGATTTCCGTTCTGTTCTGTATCAACAGTGAGAACTTGATTATTGCTTCCATTTGGAAGTATTTTTGCAGCATTATCTGAAGTTCCAACAAGAATATCACCTTCATTTTCCCAGTCTTGATTAGAAACAAGACTTCCTTGACCACCAAGAGCAAGAATAAAGCAAGGTATTCCCGCAGGAGGTGCATCAACAAAAACAATTGTATTTGTATATTCTCCATTTTCTTGCTTAATAGAGTAATCAGTAGATGGTTTTTGAATAACACCACCAAGAGAAACAATTAAATTATCAGGACCTAAAGGTATAAATGCTTCTGGGGGATTTTCTGGTGTTTGCAATAAAAATTCTTTCGCAGTTCCATCAAAGAATTCACTAATATCTTTTAATATTAAAGAATTTCCAGTAGGTAAATTTGAAATCGCAATAGGTGGTTGCGGAGTATAACCAAGAGCATTTATAACATCATCTTGTGTCAATGCTGTTTCTGTTCCATCTACTCTCAATATATTTGGAACTCCATTCAAAGCACCACCACCAGTTTTCACAAACGAACCGGCAGTTATTGCACCAGTAACTCCAAGACTTCCTCCAAAAATTGATTGATTGACTGAATTGACAGTCAGTGTTCCATCAGAAACAATTGTTCCTTTTGTGGTAATGTTTCCTGTATTTCCTGCAACAATAAATTTATCAGTATTAACTGTAATGTCAGATACTGTTAATGTTGCTCCACTTGTATTAACAAGATTAGAAAGATTTAAACTTCCTCTAATAGTTGCAGCACCAACTGAGTTAACTTCAAATCTTGATGGTGTATTCAGACCTCTCAAAGTTAAAGAACCAAGAACACTTAAGTCACCATCACTATTAACTCTTAGTTTTGTTTCAACTTGATTTCTTGCTGTATTCTCACCAACAGAATCAAAGTTTTCTTGCCCTGAGGCAACAGAACTATTTGGACTTGCTAATTTCCAAGAATATCCATCACTTACATCAATACCTGCATACCATCTTTGATTGCTCGCAGCATTTGCAAACCAAGAAAGAACTACGTCACCATTTCCTATATTTCTAAGTCTAAAATGACTTCCCCTTAAGTCTGTTCCATCATTGTTACTTGTATAAGTTGCAGTTCTTGCAGCACCAACTCTAAATCTTTCAATTCCTTGGTTTTGTAAAATAGTATCGGTAGAATCATTGTGATTGACTATAAATCCAGAAGTGCTACTTGATGAAAGTTTTGTTCTTCCCCCAGAAACAATTTCTTCAGTGTCCCCAGAAGAAGATATTCCAATTATTCCGTGTACTTGTAGTTTTGATGATAGATTCGTAGTTCCTAAGCCAAGATTTCCCGAACCAGTTATAACAAGATTAGTAATACCACCATCAGAGAATGCAATTTCATCACCATCAGGTACATTAATGACTAGTCCAGATTTATACTTTTCGGTAGTCTCTACTGCTTGTAATGTTGCTCTTTTTTGTTGAATGGGTGAATATAAATTCAAACCGGTATGTATTCCAACATCACCAAATGAAACAAGTTTTTCTGTTGGGTTTGTGGTTCCTATGCCAATAGAACCACTAAAATAAGCACCACCATCTACTTGAAGTAATTGGTTTGAAGTTCCTGTAAAAGTTGTAGTTCCAATTCCAACAAGACCACTTATAAACGTAGAAACTCCAGCAACCTCTAAATCATAGAATCTACTTATGAGTCTTGGAGCATTTCCACCAGGAACCGAATCCCCTGGATTATGAACATAAATGGCATAATTAGTTTCTCCTGCTCCAACTCCACTAAAGAAAGCAGTTTTTCTGATATTAATATTAGCAAAATTAACATCACTTAATGTGACATTAGAATCAATTACAAAATCTCCAACAATTTGAACATTTTGGAATTTTGACTTTCCCCCAACATAAAAAATTGAATCATTAACACCACCAAAATCTGAAAATGCATTTGAATTTCCAATACCAATTTTATCAACTTTAAAGTCTAAAATATCTTTAGATTGACTGATTAAACCAAACTTTTTCCATTCACTATCAACATAAACTTGACCAATATAACCTTCTTCCAAAGTTGGAATTGATTTGAGAGAAATATTACCACGATTTGCTAAATTTGCATCGGTTGGGGTTGATATTCCAACTGTAAGTAATTTGTAACTAGATGTATCTCCTTTTATATAAAGGTTTTTAGTATTAATTCCTTCATCAGATGTATTTACGACTTTTTTATTGAAACTTACTGGTCCATAAAATTGACTTGTTTCTTTTGCTCCATCACCACCCTCAACGGTAATTCTTCCTCTTGCTAAAACATTATCAAAAGTTGCATCCAATTTATTATTATTTGTTCCTTCTGCATCATCTCCAGTGAAACTAAGAATTGGAGCCTCAACAATTTTTTCTTCACCAGTGGATGAACTTAGTTTCTTTGCACCAGAATAGAATTCACCAACATCGTTCATTCCTGTATAAACAACCACTCCACCTTTTTGCTTTCTTGCTTGTGATACAAGAACATCATCCTCTGTTAAAATTCTAGTTTGCTTTTGTGGCATACCAGTGGAATAGTTTCCTGGACCATATCCAAGATATTCAAAAGTATGTCCAGATGCTCTCATAAATGAAGGTCTACGAACCTCCATTGGCATTACATTTATTTTCTTAACTTGTGTTCCTGCTTCCGCAGTAGTTTTAAATGTACTGAATGCACCACGAAGAACATTAAAAGTGTTCGTAGATGTTGAATTTGTAAGACGAATAATTTCATTGTTTATGGAGACATAATCACCACGTTCAAATCCTTTAGAACTTGTTAATGTAATCGATGTGCTATCTAAAAGAATTGCTGATGAAATTGTTGTTGTAATTCCAGCATAAAAATAAGATGCTCTAGAACCAAGAGTGTCTTCACCTCTAGACAAAACAAGTTCATTTGAACTCAAAGAGTGCTTCAGGAGTGTACCTGTAGTTGAAACTGCAGTTTGAGTTACAACCCCAACCCCAACATTAAAAGTAAATGTGGTTAATCCAACGTTTTCCTTTACAACAAATGTTTTATCATAAATTGTATGTCCACTACCAACAATTGTAAATTTATTTCCTCTAAGCAATCCGTGGGCAATATTTGTTGTGACTGTAACTATTCCCGTATTAACATCATTAAATCTAAAAGAATTGATACCAATACCTTTGGATGATAGCATTGCCAATGGAGTTCTTCCATTCGTATTTGGTTGATATGATGGAACTCCACTTGGAACATAAATTTCAATAGATTTTGCAGATGGAACACTTAGAATCTTATAAACACCATCAATTTCTGTGGTGTTGAATCCACGTATTTCCAATGCATCCCCAACATTGTTATTAATCTCTAAAACTTCTGCTTTTGCGTAAATCGTTGGAGTGATTCCAGATGGACCAGAGACATCCAAAACATCCCCTACAGAATACATTGACCCACTATCAACTATTTTAACTAAGTTTGCATTAATTGTTCCAGTTGAACCAACAACAGGAACATAGAGAGAAGCATTCTGACCAGTTCCTCCAACCAAAGATGATGAATATATTGTGGTATTACCATATCCAGCACCTGATGTTCCTGCACCTGTTGGGCTTTTTATTGCTATTGACTTAATTGAATTTAAATTGTGTTCAATGCTTGTATGTAATGTGACTGTAGTATACCCAGTTCCCGATACAACAACACCAGTAATTCCAAATCCAACATTTGTGTTCTTTATGAAGGAATTTATTGCCTCTCTTGTAATAGATTTTCTTCTATCGTTAGTTATAACTTTTCCAATCACAGATGCATCAGCATAACTGACTACCTCTGATGGGTCTGACTCAAAATTATCACGATCAATTTGTGGATATAAGTTTCTTACATCTTGATTGAATGCTTTACTTGAAAGATTGTATCCAATATCTGAGGAAGGAGAAACATTTGATGATAAAACAATTAAATGATAAACTCCATCTTGACCATATATTCCAGGAATATGAGGTTTAATTGTATCTACTCTATAGATATAAAAATCATTTTCATATTGTTCTCTAGATACTAAAGGTATATCTCTTCTTTCTTGATTTGTATCTCTTTCATTAATTAAGTTAGAAAATGTTCCAGGATTTACTTTTACACCAGAAATTTCATATGTGAAAGTCTTAGAACTTGGTACAGAATTAATTACATATGAACCATTATAAGATGAAGTAATTCCAACTCCAGATTGGTTATTTGTACTCTTAACCTTTTGTACTTTAACTTTATCCCCAACAGAAAATTTGTGAGGTTTTTCTGTTGTAATAGTTACTGTTTGCTTTCCTCCCGAAAGAGCACCAACTGATGCATTTGTTATAATTTTTTCATTTCTCAAATATGCTGGTGGTGTTAAATCAGTAATGCTTTGATTGTAATCAAAAGAAATTGGACTAATTCCTACATTTTTTGATTCCTGCAGTACAAATCCTGCTTGTGGTGGTCTTGCACTAGTAAATTCCTTTGGGACTACATATCTTATTCTATAAATTCTATCCCGAATTGCACGATTGTCTAATTTTCTCTTTAAAAATGTAGATGATGTTTCATTTCCTAGAGACGTTGTTCCAAATCCAACAATAGATGGGAATATCTGATTATCTGATGAATTGCTACTTAAAATATACCATTGCCCATTTGCATCATCGTACTGGATGGGACTTCCAATGTCTCCAGGTTTTTTATCTGTTACAGAACTTACAACGGTAAGAACACCACCTCTATCATTTATTCCTTTTATCTCATTTCCTGCGATTGCATCATTCAAAGAATATGCAAGTTTTACTTCATTTTGATTCAATCCTGTCGTAATTGCATATGCAACAACACCTGCAGTAAGTCCGTTTGGAACTTCACCAGTATCCGAAAAAACTCTAACACTTTCTCCGTTAATTAGTTGATGATTAGTGCTTAAAGATAAAACATTATTAGAAATATCGTTTAAATTGCCAATTCTAGATACTTGGTATGATTTGTATGCAGTAACTCCAACACCAGAAACAACTGGCATTAATATTGGAGCAGAGTAAACTGTTTGGGCAGTTCCAATTACTATGTTCAGATTTAATTTATCATTCGTCTTTGCGCCAATCTTAAATCCATCTACATCTTTTGATGGTAAAACTTCTTTATTCTTATAATCATAAAGATATAATTTTTCTGTAGAACCTACTGAAATAACCTTTGATACGTCAAGTGATAACCAATTGATGTTAGTTTCTGGTTCATCTACTTCTTTTGGAGGGATAATATGAGTAATGTAACCAACATCATCTCTATCAAATGATTCATTCCTGTATCCAACAGACTCAAGTGAAATTGCACCAAAGTTTGAGTTTGAGTTGGTGATACTCATATCACCACCAGATTCAGTTACAAAATGCTTTGCAAAACCGATGGCAAAGATAGAAACACACTGAACGAAACCATTATTTGAAACACGAATGTGGAAACTTTCATAATCTGGTTTATAGATTGCATTGCCGTTTATGTGCAATGGCCTTTCACTACTTGTGAGTGCTAAAACATCATTTCCTTCATATGTTCCTGTAGTTTTATTATAAACAATAAATGCATTATCATCTTTTTGTAAAGATACCCCAGTGAACTGGGCAACAACCATACTCTTGAATCCATCTGCTTTGTTTCCATCTGCCCACATTCCACACAATCCATATGCAGAACGAATAGAACAGTTGAACACATAAGGTGATGCAGAACTTACACTATCTGCTTCAATTGTTACGATACCAGTTTCATAATCATCAACTTGTGGATTTGGATTTGATGGTGAAGAGGTTGATGTATAAGTAAAAGTGGATACACCAATAACTTCTTTAACTGTAAATGAACCATTAAATGATGCAGCATCTGTTGTAATTCCAGAAATTAAAATTGGACTATCAACAAAGAGTCCGTGAGGAATTTCATCACCTGTTTGAAGATTTTTTGTTGTAACTGTAATTACGTTTGTTGCTTGAGTTACACCGTCTCCACCACTAATACTTGAAATACCAATCGGATTTGCTTGCAGTTCACCTACAATTCTAAACTCATCTTTAGATGGTTCAAAATCATCAAGAGTTGGATAATCAAGAACTCCTCTTCCAGTAATATCACCATATGCCCTTGCAACCTTGTAGTAATACATATCAAGGTCAGACAAATCAGTTTGCTCTGTCCCAAGAGCAACTTTATTCACACCATCAGCATAAGCGAACGAAACTACCTTATGGTGCGAAAAATTAGGAACAAAACGATTGTCAGTATAATCTCTAAATACAGTCTTTGTTTGGTCTGCATCTAAAAATGTAAAGGTGCTGAAGTAACAAGTACCAGTTACATTAAAAATGCTTGTATTATCAATAGATGAGTCCTCTGGATTTGGAACATAAAGAGGACGAATCTTTGTTTTTCTTAAATCATATCCAATAATTGAAGTTCCACGAGGGAGAATGACACCACCAAGAACAGAGTTAAACTTATATAAATCGTTATTTGTGTCTAGAATGTCATAATTTGTATTATCATTCAGTTCTGGTAAAGTTGATTCAACCCAAGTGGAAACACCTGTTCTTTTTTTATAAATTGCCTCAGAACCTTGTTTTGTGATTGAAAATCCGGGTCTATTATCAATATAATGAGTTCCCGGATAAACTAAAATAGTTGTTCTATCGATTCTATCGTTGTTTTTACCACTCTGGTATGAAAATCTTGCAGCTTCTATTAATGCTCTTTGAATTGTCTTAAATGGACGAGTTAAAGAATTGCCTTGATTTTCGTAACTATCTGTAGCATCAAAATCTGATGGATTTACGTAAAGAATATTTCCTTCAGCATTACGAAGAAAATTTTCTAATCTTGACAGAGGCATTTTATTAGCACTATAAATCTTTTATAGTTATATTTAGACAAAAACCCTATGACAAAAAATTTTGCGGGAAATTTTTTCCACCCTTTTTGTAATTAAAAGTCAATTTTGGTTTTAGTCATCGCAGGGTAGCAGTTCTGGATTTTCTAACTCCAATTCAAACATAAGTGGATGGCATTCTTCAAGCATCAGATAATAAGAAGATTGATATAAATCTTCTGGTTCATATGACAATTCATTATTTGCATGTTCCACAATTTCTGTAGTGTGCATTCCAGAGTGCGGTAATTCATCAAACGTAAATGGAATACCATTTATGAAATACATAAGAACAATTTCTTTTCCACAATTATACCAACAGTACGTAGTGTCTATGCGGTACTTCATAGAACGAACCCTATTTTCTATATTTAGAGATTAACTCGAATATGTCAATTCACCACGAAGTTCTGCCAATTTTGCCTCTGCAAGACACTGAACACAAGTCCAATAGGTTTCTCCACTGATGGGAAAAAACTCTTCGGTAAAATGAGAAGCAATATCTTCCTGCATTCCTTGAAGTTCCCGAAGAGTTTCACGACTAATTTGCATTTTGATGTTATTCAGTACTCTAACAGTCTAGCACGAAAACTTTGAGTTGTCAAGTGAAACTTTTCATTCCCTACTGTTATTGTAAAAATATTCATACCTTTTTTCGCATTCAATAATTCTATTAACGATTTCTGATGGGCACTCAGTTATATCGTCCATATGACCAACTAACTTATAGTTAAAATGCGGATTACGAAAAAGATGTTCAGTATCTGATGCGGAATATGTAAAATAATCTGCATTACAATTCATTCCACATATCCATAAATTTGTTTTGCTCAAATTAATTCTTCTAATTTTTTCAGAAGGATTGAATCCTTTAGGTTTTTTATAATATAGATGAAATCTGTTCGGACTATCAGTGTTTATTCTTTTAAATTTACAAGCACTTATGATCCTTAAGGTAGTTAATTAGTTCCCTTCGGGAACTTTCCTTCGGAAACTATCTAGATCTTTATTCTTTATTTTCTTTATTAAGGTTATTAAAGTCTTTAAGAATTAATTACTAGAGTGATCTTCATCGGTGACAAAGTTAGTCTATAGTCATCAGAGACCCTTGTCAACCCCCATCTAGAAATGTTATGAATTCCTGATAAAGAATAGATTCTTGTTCTTCTGCCTCGATCTCATGAGGTTGGTTGACATAATTAAGACCATCGATTATAATTCCATTCCAGTACCTCTTCGAGTGCCTGATCTTCAACCACCCTTGACAAAACTGATAAACATGGTATAATTCATGAAGCAGTGTCCCAATGTAGTTGTCAATCTCCAGTGTCTTCTCTAGTTCAATCAAAAAACTTCTAGGATTTTCTCCGCATTCTTCATAAGGAGAAATGTCACAATAACCATAAACACCATCTTCCGTTAGATCCCTATGATCGATAATAATTTCTAGATCATAATTCAGGAAATACTTCTTGGAAAACCAGTCCACAATTGTAGTACAGAGATTTTCACGCCTTTTCCCGTTTTCGATTTCAAGTTCCAACATAAGAAAAAATGACATACGACAGTCTAGTAAACCAATGCATGAACCAAAGAAATGATCCAATGAATATAATTCTATCTAATCTGTTAAACTCCATCTTGATGTGGTTTGGTCTTGTGTGGTCTTATGATAGTGCTGTCCTCGTAGGGTGCGATGAGTCGGTGGACAGTTTTGATTCTGGCACAAAAAAAGAACCATCTGGGTTTGATGGTTCTTATGGTTTTGAATTCTTGTTGATTAGAAGTTAGGGAACGGCTGCGTCGGAGGGGTGAAGTTACTGGTGTATCGGGCGATGCCTGGGGTGACGCGATATTCGTCGATGTAGGCGTTAAGGTCTCGCGTAGTATCGGTAGATTTCCATTTGCCGATAAACAGTTCATAGCCTGAACCCCCGTTTACTGAGTTTGTCCCAACAGTTACGCTGGCAACTTGAATTCCTTCCCGAAAAAGCAAGAGACTTGAACCATTCCTAACTCCCGCAAAGTGCATCCAGGCACCGCTTGTCATGGCTGATGGATCTGTAGCAATATACCCACTTGGGGTTGGGTCGAAATATACACCAAAACTCATTTTATTTGAATTTGTTAGTTCAAAAAAACAAGCCTCTGTATTCCCATTTATATAGCTGTATATTCTCTTGTAAGCATTAGGCAAGGAAGGTAGATAAATCCAGAACTCTACCGTCCAGTCGCTAGATCCAAAATCAAAAGCTCCCCCGTTATATCCTATGTTTAGATAGTCTCCACTTCCATCAAAATAGATGCTGCTGCCGCCAAACTTACTCTGTGCCGTGCTGATCTGAGCATCACCATATGCAGTGACGGTCTTAGGCGACGGACTGCTGTCTGTGATTGTCGTGCTGCCGTTGGCGCCATCGCCGTGTAGCAGCAGGCTAGTTGCGTAGAAGTATGGATCCTGATCAGGACGTATAAAAGCTTGGAACGGCTGCGTTGGTGGGGTGAAGTTACTGGTGTAGCGAGCGACGCCTTTGGTGATGCGGAGGTCGTCTAAATTAGCGGCTGGAGTAAGGAAAGAACTACCGCCAGAAACAAAGGCTCCGATAACAACCGTCCCAAAAGTGTTGACAAGATTTGTGGAATTAGAGACTGTGCTGCCTTGTTGTGTGCCATCGTAAAACAAACGCAAGGATGTCCCCGAACGCGACAAGGCAAGATGGACAAACTGATTTGCTGAAAAGTTTAACGTTGTAATTACGTCAGTCCCTGCTACTCTAACGATCAAGAGGGGACTATAATCTACGTCAAGCTGCTGATATATACCAATTCCTCCATAGTTCATTCCAAAGTCAAGAATGCCGCCAAGGGTGTCGGAAGTTCGCCGCCACCACCCTTCAATCGTAAAATCTCCAGTGCCAAACTCAAAGGCAGCACTACTTGGGACAGTCAAATAATCCCCACTCCCATCAAACGCAATACTGCTTCCGTTCCACTTACTCTGCGCCGTACTGATCTTTGCATCCGCAACCGCCGTCACCACCTTTGTATTGCGGCTGCTATCCCGAATGTCGGTGCTGTTATTCGCACCATCTCCGCTCAACAGCAGTGACACCGCACCGTAATAAGGGTCAGGGTTGAGGGAGGTTTTGGTTAGTTTGTAGGTCACAGTCCGAACCTCCACTTAAGGGCGTTGTAGTTTTGTTGGATTTCTGCTGCTGTGAGTGCTCTGTTGTATGCCTGAATAGATGCAATTTTTCCATTAAAAGTTCCAATCTGATTCCTAGGAACATCAGCATTTATGCTAACTAGGTATGAATTAGTCCCTAAAGCACGAACTCCACTTCCTTCAGTATAAACATAAGAGGTTGATGGTATTGAATTTCTATACATTATCGGATCACTGCCACTAATGTGTGTTACTGCCAAATTATACCAAGTGTTAGTTTGAATGTATCCAGTAGGTGGATGGTAAAAAGATCTTCCACTTGGCCCAGTCCATCCATATATTCCATTTGCATACACTAATGGGTTATAGTCATCGATGTCGGTTCTTCCCTTTAAGTATAAGTAATGTTCAGCATTTCCGCTATAATACCACACCGAGATCGTAAGAGCGGTAGGGAAATTTAAAGAAGAGGAGTGTGATATTGTCGAATAGTCATTCACTCCATCAAAACTCAAAGACCCACCATTAGCACTACTAAAAGTCGGTCCATTCGTTAAAGCAGCATTATTACCATTGCCACTTATATCAGTCCAAGTAGTGCCGGTGCCAGGATACGAAAGGGGTGTGCCAGCATCCAATAGTAAGCTCAGCCCGTCAGACACAATACCAGAAGATTGGATATAGGCGGTGACGTTGCTGACAGTATTTTTCTGCAACGTCACCTTCCCCGGAATAGAAATCGGACTCATGGGATTGCAGCTCCGATGTCAGTCATAAGGGTTGAAACGCGGGCGTCAAGTAGGGCGAGGTCTAGGGCTTCTCCGATGGAGTAGAAGGCGATGCGGGCGTCTGACTTAATAGCCAAGTCATTCCTTGTGAAAATAAATACATTGAGATTAACTGGAGTTCCGCTTGTCTCCGCAATCGTGGACGTGACGTGATTTCTTCTGCTTTCGTAAGAACCGCCAGCAAGCCTTGAAAATCCTAAAAAATTTGCGCCAATTACCGCCGTGGCGAAGGTGCCAGTGTCGCTACTGGGAACGTAATAAATGTAGCCTATGTGACGCATTTCAAGTCCCCCAGCGTTTGTCTCAGGTATTCGTGCTCCTATCAAAATCTTATTGGCGTTATCTGGTATATTGGCGTAACATGAAACGTGTCTGTTGTCCTGCGGATCAGCATTGTTATTCCGACCGCTATCCAAATACTTTGTACTCCCATCACCAACCAACCCAGTTTCCCTGTCGTAATCCGCAGCGACAAAGTTAAAGTTCGTGGGCGCAGCACCTTTCAACGGGTACAACGCACCATCCAAACCATCCCAAGCTGCCATGATGCAGCAGGCTTTGATTGCGTCCCACGTTCCATCAGTCTTACACCCTTTGACAAAGGTGTTGATTGCATTAGCAAGGTCTACGGCTTGTGTCATGACAACGTACCTCCTGCGCGATAACCACCACCGATGTAGCTAGCAGCATCCAGATCCATCGTAGACAAATCAGGTAAACCGGCAGTTTGTGTATAGGTGATAAGGTTCATAAGACGGGTTACGCGAGTGTCTAGCTTTTCAAGGTCGATGGCTTCGCCGATGGAGTAGAAGGAGAGGCGACCGTTATAGAAGTAATTGCTGCTGCCACTTCGGTTAAAGACAAAGTAGCTGCCTGCAATCGTCGTTGCAGTGCTGACTCCTGTAATTAAAGACGAAGCATTGTTTAGGCGAACAGTAAAGCTCGCGGATGAATTTCTGGAAAACCCTAGAAATGGATCTGAATTTCCGGCTGATGAATATAAAGCCCCACGCGATGAAAACCGGTATGAATTGAAGTAATCAATGTAATTATGTTGACTTGATGATCCGAGCGAACCTAAAGCACCGATTCTAGTGCCGCCTAGATTTGACGCAAAGCTCGAATCGTAAACAGCGAGGTGTTGGTTGTCTTGTGGGTCTGCTGTATTCAAACGATTGCTATCAAGATACTTTGTACTCCCATCCCCCACCAACCCAGTCTTCCTGTCGTAATCACCAGAGACGAAATTGTTGTTCGTTGGAGCCGTCCCCTTCAGCGGTACAAGCGCACCACTTAAGGTTCTAGCTCCAGCAAGGATGCAGGATGCCTTGATGGCATCCCAGATCCCGTCCAGTTTGCAGCCAACCACGAAGTCGCTGATAGCCAAAGCAACATCACCTTCGATGGCTTGACCGTCAGCGGCTTCGACACCAGCAAGATACGCCTGCGCATCGGGATCCGTTATTCCGTTGAACCCAGAACTCCACACTAAACTCATACGACCACTTCCCCCGGAGCCACATACTCTTTCCACACACCATCGGTGAACTCATAGACCTTACCAGTCACCGGATCAGTCCACTGGTCACCATCAATCCACTCAACATTCACGACTTCTTCAGTAATTTCACCAGTGTCCGGGTCAGTCACCTCGTTTGTGGTAGTACCATTGTGCGGCGGATAAATCACAACGTAGGGAATGGCATCGGCACCTGTATATGCCGGATTGCCACGACCATCAGCAAGGAACCGTGGTTGAACGATACCCTTAAAATAAGGCCCAACCTCGTAGTGTTCAGCACGTTGCCTCACAATCTCGATAATACTTGCCATAAAATACTCCTCAGGAGTCTTGGCGGTCGTGCTGCCTTGTACGGTTGCGAACTCAGCGGCAATTGCAGGTAATAAGTGTTCCGGGATGTCGATAGTGAATTTAGCCATTTTTTATTCTCCTTTAGGTAGTAGTGGACTTAATGACAGCAAAACCAATAATAATTGCTTCTCCAAGAGTAGTTAGTCCAACATTAGTGACATTAATATTGGCAGAACTACTAGCAGCTTGTGCATTGAGAGAATAACTACCAGCAGTTCCTCCACTAACATGGTTCAATATCAACAAATCATTAGAAGAAATAGAACCATTTGTAAGTGTGAAGGTAACAGCGGTTCCAGGCGAAAGATTTGCATTATGCATTGTGATTCTTCCAGATGAAGCTGTCAGTTCAACTCCAGTGCTTTTGTTGGTTTGCTGAGTTACTACACCACCTCCAGAAATATAACCAAAAGTACCAGTAGTCGAAGCATAACCAAGATTTCCACCACCAGCATAACCAGCATTATTAAATTGAACTGCACCATTGACACCACTGACTAGTGCAACAACACCTGTTGCATCAGGGAAACTAATATATCTATCTGCTGTGGGAGTGATTGATTGAACTGTTGTTGTATAAGTCTCAACTCCAACTAAACTTATATCACCACGAACATCAAGGGTTGATATTGGATTTGTGGTTCCAATACCAAGTCTTGCTGGAGATTCAGTGAATACTAAATTGTTTGTTGATATTCCTACACTGTTAACTCCAACTCCAGAAGCAAGAGTTGGATATACTGGATCACTTGTATTGACTTGAGTATCAACATAAAATGCCGTAACTCCTTCTAGGTTAGATCCATCACCATAATAAGTAACAATACCAGTTGTGGCAGTTACAATACCTGATGATATTTCTACTGTTCCTAATGTAGTAATCCCAGTAATATTTGTATTACCAGCGTCAATAATATTCCTACTATCATCTATAATAGTAGAATTAGAAATTTTAATAGCCATCTACCGTCCTCGTTTACACTAGGTAGTTTTTATTATTTATATAATTGTCAAATTTTGTTGTATTCTTTTCTCCAATTCTTCAATTTTGACTTGTTGTTCCTTCACACATTCAATCAATAAACCAATAAGACCATTATAATTGACAGTCTTGGGGTCAGTGTCACTTACTAGTTCTGGTAGGACATTCTGTAAGTCATCTGCGACAACACCCATTGAAGGTTTATTGTCGCTAATCCAGTTGAATGATACTCCAATGATTTGTGATATTTTTTCGATTGGAGTTTCTATTGGTTTGATATTAGTTTTTAATTTGGAATCTGATGCGGAGTTAAAATCTGTTGCAGTTACAATACCAGAAATATAAACATCTCCACGAACATCTAAGTTTGATGTTGGGTAGGTAGTTCCAATACCAACATTTCCACTTACATAAGCGTTACCAGAAATTTGAAGTGGATACGAAGCACCTAATGTTGGAGTTGTATTTGCAAATCCACCAGCACGAAGCCAAGAATTTCCGTCTGCTTGATAAGTTGAATCAGAAACAAAGTTCCAGATTCCTCCTAGTCCCCAGGTTCCTCCTGTTCCCACTGCTCCGTCAAAATGCCAAATATGATCTACATTTGGTGCAGTTTGTGGATTTGTCCAGGTGGTGATGCCACCGCCGACTAAACTACTAATTACAAAAGCGCCATCTCTAGATATAATTGGTCCATCAATATCTAAATTACTTACTGGATTTGTAGTTCCAATACCGAGACTTGATGTAGATTCAACAAAAACAAGTTTAGTCGTTGATATTCCTACACTATTAACTCCAACTCCACTCGCAAGAGTTGGATATACTGGATCACTTGTATTGACTTGAGTATCAACATAAAATGCCGTAACTCCTTCTAGGTTAGAGCCATCGCCATAGTAAACAACAGTGGTAACACCAGGATTTGATGAGGTTATGATACCTGCTGATATTTGAACTGAACCTAAGGTTGTAATCCCAGAAACAGTCAATGAAGTTATAGACCCAATACCACCAATAACATTTGTGGCAGTTTTTGCAAAACCTACTTCAGTTGTATTAATATCAAATCCATCTAGATTATATGCAGTTGTTGCAAAAGATGCTGTGGATGCTGTGCCTGTTAGATTTCCTACAAAAGTAAGAGCAGTAACAATACCTGTAGAGAAGATATTTCCTGCGGTTACAACTCCTAATGTAGAAACACCAGAAACAGAAAGTTGTGTAACAGAAGCAATGCCACCAACTACATCTGTTGCTACACCAGCATTAGAAGCATAAGTAGCAACACCAGCAGTATTGGCATAAGTAGCAATGCCTGCTAAATCGGCATAATCAGCAGTGGCAACATTACCACTAATATCAATATTATAAGTGCCAGTGAGTCTAGCAGCATTAATAGTACCAGTTGTAATATTAGCAGCATCTGCTAAGTTAGTTGCCGTTGTTGCTGTGCCTGTTAAGTTACCTACAAAACCACCAACGGAAGTAGTAACTCCAGAAACATTAAGTTGTGATGCTCCAACACTACTTAAAGTCGTGATTCCAGATACCGAGAGTTGAGTAACAGAAGCAATACCACCAATTACATTAGTTGCTATACCAGAATTTCTAGCATATGCTACTTCTAAGTCACCAGCAGCAACACCATCCAAAGTAAATGCTGTGGTGGCAAAAGATGCTGTGGATGCTGTGCCTGTTAAGTTACCTACAAAAGTTGGAGCAGTTACAATACCAGAAGCATTGATATTTCTTACAACTGCTAAATCATTCTCAGTGAATTGGACTGCCCCTGCTGCGAGTCTTGTGCCTGATGGGAATTGAGTGCTACCAATACCTATCGCATAATTACTTAACCAGGCATCAGTATTAAGTCCAGCAAAAGACCCTGCCTTAAACCACATAATTTTCTTATATGTGGCAGGTAGTGTCTCACCAACACCAGGATTTGTAAGAGTAATAAGTGGATTACCCTCAGTAGAAGCAACAGCAATACCACCGTGATTTGCTGTGGTGTCATTAGAGACATCATTACCAGAGATATCAGTTGTAAATCCAAGGACAATATCTGCGTCAGTAACTCTAAACTCATTAACAAGAATGTAACCTGCCGTGCCACCAACTGTAATGTTTCCAGTGACATTCAGGTTATTATTGACTTGTAAATCATTTCCAATCGTTACATTTCCACTAATTGTTGGATTTGGTGCGAAAGAAATAACTGGAGTAGACCCTTCTCCCGTGCCTCCAGTTACAGTAATTTCATTTGTTGTGCCAGAAATTGACTCTACATAATCACCAAATGTATCAGTGCCTAATCCAACACTATTAGGTTGAATGGTTGCTGCGAGTGATACATTACCAGTGCCGTCAAAGGCAATTGGTGAGGCAACAACATCACCAGTGATTTCAAAAGTCCTTGCGGTTTCTAGTTTTGTAGCAGTAGAGATTGTACCAGTTATTGCTTCATTGAAGGTGGAAATCCCAGATACTATAACATTTCCACCAACATCAAGAGTTGCTTGTGGATTTATCGTATTGATTCCAACTTTTTTGTCTTTGAGGACAAAACTATTAGAAAATCTAATGCGGTTATCGGACATTTCTTGTTACTCTCTCTATTTTACTATTTAGTTTGATGTAGTTGCCAAAGAAACCTTAATATTTTCGACATTTCCACTCACCCAAATAACATTTTTTGGAGTCTTTGCACTCAACTTAGCAGTTTTACTTTGGTCGCCTGGAAGTAGTATTTTCATCTTATGTTGGTAAAGTGACAGATCCATTGACAAGAGCATTGCCTTCGACATTTTTGGTTCTTGTTCCATCAGGCGCAACCAAAAATACATCATAATAATATCTACCAGGAGTCAATGTTGCGGTAATAGTCCTTAATAAATCAATATCCAACAATGATGTAGTTGTATTAAGAGTAGTCACAAAAGAATAACCAGTTGTTGCGCTAGGATGTTTCTTTAATGTCGCAAGAGCAGTATAGTTTACTAATGACGCAGCACTTTCATCTGGGTTCTTGATATTATAAGTTTCAGTAAAATCTGCCCCTTGTTCTATGGTGATATTGACTACATTAACTGCCATTAGAGTTCGGTTCCCTTTCTGGTGAGTTTGACTGTGTTATGTGCATAAGTGGGAGTAAACTTCAATCTTGCATTTCCTCCACTGATGTCTGCACTATATTCACCAAGAGATTCAAGATTTGCAATGCCAGCATATTCAACAATAGATACATCAGTAGAAGCAGAACCAACAGATTGAAGAAGCATTACATCACTGACTTGGAAACTTTCAATCAATGATGTAGTATTAAAACTAAATCCAGTTCCAACTGTTGTGTCATAGATTGATTGTAAGTCAGTATTATTAATCGTAAGAGTTTCTCCTACTTCATATCCAGAACCACTATTAGTAATAGAAACAGAAGAAACACTACCACCAATATATGCATCTGGGTTGGATGTAATATCATATCCAAGTGTAATATAGTCAGTGCCAGCAGAATCTTTTGTGAGTCTAAAGGTATTGGAATCTATTGGGTCGATGTAATAGATTGTTGTACCACCATAACCAGGCCCAGATTCTAGATTGAAACTAGAATCATAACCAATCACACTAGTGAGTGCTGCGCCAACAAAAGGACTGAGTGTTGGGGAGTCAATTGTAAATGATGGATTCGTGGTATATCCTAGACCAGTTGTGGCAGTTACAGAATAAATCCCAAGACCAACAGTGCTTCCAACTCCAGGAGTTGTAACTGTTGCAGTGACTGGCATATCAGCAGATGTATAACCATAACCAGAGTTATTAACTTCAATGCTAGTTAAAATGACATCAGTAACTGTTGCTGCTGCACCAGAACCACCACCTCCAGTGAAACCAATAGCTGGTTTTGATGTTCCAAATCCTGCACCTGGAGATAAGACACTAATATTGGTTACAACCATTTGAGTAATTGTGATTGCAGCACCAACACCAGCAGAATCATTAGTAATAGTTACTGTTGGGGGGACAGTATATCCAGAACCAACATTTGTAATATCAATATCAGTGATTCCACCGGAACCATCAACAGAACCAAGAATCATTGTTGCATCAGTTCCAATACCACCAACAGGATTGATTGTGATAGTTGTAGTTCCTGTATTGTATCCAGTGCCAGGTGTGATTTGAATACCAGCATCACTAATACCAAGACCAACTCTTGTGACTGGAGTAGAAGTTGGAGTTTGGTCATAAGTAACTGTTGGTGATGATGTATAGGCAGAACCAGGATTGGTTACGGTGAATGTAGAAATACCAAAACCAACATAACCAGTGGCAGTAACTCCATTTCCAACAGGAGAACTATAGGTCACTGTTGGTGCAATATTGGTGACAATACCAGAAGTGTTTAATGTGACATTTGTAACTTTCATTGAAACATCAGTTACAATCGCAGTACTTCCAACTCCAACTCCTGCAACTGGATTTCCTACAATAATAGGAGAATCTACTACAATATTTGGAGTTGTTGTAAATCCTACTCCAGCAGTTGTAATCCCAATGGATGTTAGTTTCGATTGCTCATAATCAGTAGGATCTAAAGTTGTATCTAATAAAACACTAAATCCTGTTGGGATTCCAGCAATACTACTAGAAGTAGTAAAGATTCCACCAAATGACTGAGTGATTGGGTATGCGGGAGCAGTTACTGTGATTGTTGCTTCTGCTCCTGTTCCAATACCAGAAGAAATGAGAACTACATTGTTATAAGTTCCTGGGGAATAATTTACTCCCGCATTAAGATCAGAAACAGATAGAGAGCCAAGATTCAGTTGGTTGTTTGTGGTTACCTGAAGATTGTATCTTGCACTACGATATTGAGAAGTATTAAAGGAATCAATAACAATTTCATTTGTTGATGCCGTCGTTACAATTCCTGGTGCTTCGGAAAAACTTTGTGCAATAATCTGGTCAGCACGAATAATTCCACTAACATCCAAAGAATATTCAGGTTGAGTGCCGATTCCAAGTCTTACTGAAGATGGATTATAGTAAAGTCCATTGGAATCTACATAAAGACTCGAAAAATCATTAGTTGTTGATGAAAACCCAATATAATAAAGTTGATTGTTGGTTGCTTCTTTTGTCGATACAGATTCTGCTATAGCTACCGGAGCACTTTGTCCCACAACTCCCCAAGCTGGTGGACTATCACCATTAGAAAGCAGTGCTTCTCCGGGTTGTCCCGAATTTCCAAGATAATCATAAACTAATCCATAAAACCTAGATGAACCAAAAACATCTAGTTTATATGCTGGTAATGTAGAACCGATACCAACATTACCATTTAATGTTTTTACGACAGTAGATGCGACACCTACATTCAGGTTGCTGATAAAAATATTATCTACTGTGCTGTTATCAAAATAAGAGTTATCTGCAGTGATAAAACCAACAACTGCAGTATTAACTCCTATTTGACCTGATATATTTGCATTACCAACTACATCAAGTTTTTGTGTTGGAAGAGTAGAACCAATACCAATATTACCACTTCTAAATACAACTCCAGATGCACCTTGAAGAAATCCAGTTCCTGGATCGTGATATGGAATCTCGTAGGGATTTCCAGGTGCAACCAAGTCAGTAACTTGGATTCTTACGGTCGCAATGCCTGTTTGATCTTCTGGGTTTGGCCCAACATAATCTACGGTTACGCCAGTTCCAACAAAATTGAAGACATTGAAACTATTTGCAATGCCTACTTGAACATCATTATTAAAAATAGTAAATGAACCGGGCGACAAATCACCAACAATCAAAGAAGTGGATGGAACCCAATATCGTTTTCCCGTTTCTCCGCCAATATTCAATAGAACATATTGATCTCCTGGAGGAGCAGGATTGACAGAAACCGCAGAAGGCCCAATCAGTGGGTCTCCCAAATCAGGTTCGGCTTGTTCTAATCCAAGAAACTCATAACGGTCACTTGTGATTCCTGATTGAGGAGTCTTTTTGACTCTTCCAGAGATTATTTTTGCCATTTACTTACTGTTTTGCGGTTTCTAGGATACTCAATACAATATTCAATTCATTATCAGCACTTGCCTGAACTTTTATAACATCATTAGTCTCAAGTGCTAATCTTCCATCAGGCACTAGACTTACACTATCATTTGGTGGAACATAAGCACCATTTGCAAACTTATAATCAGTTGGAGTTTCTCCTGGACGAGAATGTAATGCAGTCACTTGTGATGTGGTGCTAGATGTCAGATTAGTAACCTGCGCTAGAATCACAATCGCAGAAACACCAACAGGACAAGTGTAAATACCAACTGTTCCTGTTGTAATTGGTTTTCTTATTGTTTTAAAACTATTAAGTGCTACTGCTGCCATTTTTAGTTACCTAGTGCAATGATAAGTGGGGTTACTGTATTTAATAAACTTTGGTTGAATGCTCTACCAGAAATTGTACCAGTCAATTGATTAATTGTTACATCATCACCAATTTTAAAGTTACCTGCTTGGTCTGTACTGGTATAAACAACTTCACCACCATTGAGTTTGACAACTTCATTTTCTTGTATTGCGACACCACCAAGAGCAGGTTTTGCTGTATTGATGTTATTTCCAGAACCAACCCACTCAAAAGAATGTGATGATGTAATCTGGAGACTCAACCTATTAAAATAAACTGTAGTTCCAGTACTTACTGTATTATTTAGATTTGTATTGAGAGTGACTGTTGAGATTCCTGCACTTGGTAGAGTTGCAGATTCAACGGTATAGTAGATTGGAGTTAGATTTAATGTTGCAGTTGCAGTTACTCCAGCACCAGTAGGTCCGGCAATTGTAATTTGTGGATTGTCTCCCAATCTATATTGACTACCAGTGCTGATGATGTCAATTGATGATACTTGACCAAAAGTATTAATGTTTGCAGATGCTTCTGCTCGAATTCCATTAGGTCCAGTTGGAGAATCAATAGTTACTGTTGGTGCCTGAGTATATCCAAATCCACCATCATCTACTGTAATACTTTGTACTTCATAATATAACTCACCAAAATGAAGAGTTTGTCCGTCATAAGGTCTTAAGTTTCCAATACCAGAAACTTCAATAACTGCTTGGTCTGCTGCTGCTTCTGTATTTGCAATACCTGTGTAATGATAAATGGATTTGCTATTATAATCACCAACACCATCAGCAACAAGACCAAATCTACCAAAGGAAGAGTTAGAGTTTGTAATATCACATTGTCCACCAGAACCAGTAAAGATTGCAATATCATCGCAAATAGTAAAGATAGAAACTAACTGTGCATACGCACCGTTAGTAATTGAAACTCCAATACCACCTTGATTGTATTGAGTGTAAGAGTCAACGCTCATTGTACCAGTAACACCAATATCATCTTGGTCTCCTGGTTCTGCTTCAAATCCATCAACTTTCATTCCAATACTTCCAGGAACAAAGTTAGTGCAGTTTCTTACATAAGGACCTTGTGTGATAGGGCCAACACCTGGAGAATATGGTGGGAATACAACACCACCACCTTCATAAGTATGTGGAATCGTAGAAACACCAGTATTGACAACAAATGTAGTTCCAGTTCCAATCACTTCAGTAACTCTAAAGTCATAACCAAGATTTCCTGTTGGATATAGGGTAGTTGTTCCTGCTCCACTGGTGCAAGAGAACTCTAGGTCGTGGAGTCTTACGAACTGACCGACTTTAACAACAGCACCTGGAGCAGTGATTGTTGTGATTCCAGTTGTATTATCATAAGAAGCAGTGGTAACACCAATGGCACGATTGACTACAAATCCACCACCAACATAGTTGTGTGCGATTGTGGAAACACCAGTGTTGATAACAAATGAACCATCATTATTAACTGATTCTACATCAAACTGATAACCATAAGCACCTGATGGATACCTTTGAGTGCCAATAGAACCACCAGAAGTGCAATCAAAGAGTAAATCTCTAACCTCTACGATGTCTCCTGGTTTAACTGATAATGTTGGAGCAAGTATTGTTGTTTCACCAGAAGTGTTGTCGTAAACAGCACTTGTAACTCCAACAACAGTAGTGAATCCAATACCGGAATTTCCTGGGAATGTCGTATTGATTCCAGCACCAAGAACTGATAGTCCTTGGTCTAGGATTGTGGTTACGACTCCAACACAAGAGTAGATTGCAGAAACAACATTAGCACAAGAACCAATGTCTTCATTAGAACCAGTTGCTACATCTGCCTGCATCGCAAGGTCTTTAACTTGACTGTATTGTGTCTGGTAGTTTCCATTCCAAGAAACATTATTGATACAAGATCGAGCGATGCCTGCAGCATAGTTTAGAGCATCAATCGTTGCTTCTTTTACACTATATCCATTTGTATCGGTTCCAGTGATATGAAGAAGTGAACCAGCATCATCAAAATAAGACCTACCAGCACCAACACACTTGAGATTTCCACCTCTTGTAATGTCGTGTATAACTGCTTTCATTACATCTTTAATGTCATCACTACAGTTAATTGGAGCAATAGGACTACCAGAACCATCAACAACTACAAATGCTGGATTCTTATAGTCGGTGCTTGTTAGATAACCAACAGTTTCTGCTGCGATAAAATCTAGATTATAACGAATCATCCTTGCGGCATCAAAGAATCTATCTGTTGATACACCTGCAAGTGGTTGTAGTGCTACGATTGCAGCACCATCAGTCATTGTATTGCCAATAAAACTTAGGTCAGTAATGTGACAGCTATTATTGACATAAAATAGGTCTCTATCAGTATACTTTGGAGTTACGACACAGTTACGAAGTTCTGTTCCCTCAACAGCAACTCTTCTTGTGAGATAGATTGGGTTTTCTTCGACATAAACTCCAGGGAAAACTTTGATTGTATCTCCTGGGAATGCAATCGCCGCTGCTGCCTTAATAGTTCTCTTTGAGTCACTTTCGGTTAATCCACTATTTGTGTCACTACCGTTTTGAGTTACAAAGATTGTCTTACCGATTGGGAAATATGAGTCGATATTGACGACGCCTTTTCCTTGTGCCTGGGTGGATGATAACCGAACACCAATACCTGCTGTGATTTGAGTGACGATTCCGGTGAGAACTTCACCGCTTCCAAGATATGCAAGAGCATCAACTGTAGTTGCAGTTACTGTTTCTGCTACTGATACATTTGTTGCTGTGAGGAATCCAACAGTAGCAACACCAACAGATGCAAATCCTACAGTAGCAACACCAACAGATGCAAATCCAATATTTGCATTATTAATTGTTGCAATTCCAATAGAAGCAGCAGTAGCAACTATCCCTCCGATGAAATTGCCAGAAAATGTACCTGCAGTTAAAATACCCGATACCTGTGCATTTGCAAAAGTTCCAAATCCTATTGTTGCAATTCCAATTGACGCTCCAGTTCCAACTAACAGATTTGATGTAATTCTAGTGTTATTGATAAAATCAAGAGTAGAATCATATGCAGAAAGTGTATTTACTCCAATTACACTACTTGCAGTAAGAATTCCTAGAGTTGCATTAGGTGAATTTAAATTAGTTGCAGTAAGAAAACCAACAGTGGCAGTTCCGGAAACACGGACATTGGTTGCTGTTAAGAATCCAACAGTAGCAGCACTTGATACTCTTATGTTTGCAAATGTTCCAAACCCAATCGTTGCAACTCCAACAGAAGCAAATCCTATTGATGCTAAATTAATTACAGTTAAACTTGTTGTTGTTGTAAGACCAGAAACACCTAAAGAATTTATTGTTCCAATTCCGGTAATATTTAAATTAACACCAGAAACTGTTCCACCAGAAAGATTAACTGCTGTGGTAGCAGTAGCAGCATTTCCACCAATATCAATACTTTGGAAAGTTCCAGGGGTAATAATATTTGCAGTGTTTGCTGTCCCTACACTAATATCGTAAAATCCAGATAATCTTTCGGAAGGAACTATGCCATCTATAATATTTGATGCGTCGGTTAAAGAATCAGAAGAAGATGCAGAGTTAACGGAAATTGGATAATATCCAGATAATCTTGCACTACTAATTGTTCCTGCATTAATATTTGCAGCATTCGTTAGGTTATTTGCAGTCGTTACAGATATATTATAACTTCCAGATAATCTTGAAGTGCTTACAATTCCAGATGAAATATTAGCAGCATTGTTTAATGTATCGGCACTTGTTGCGTTTCCCTCAAGAGGTCCAACAAATTTACTTGCGGTAATTGTAGTAGCACCAACTATTCCACTATTTGTGAGATTGAGATTATCCCCAGGTGCTAATTCCTCAATCTGTTGAGTTGTTGGATTTGCTATAAGTGGAAATCTGTCCGCCATTACTTATTGCGAGTTCTTTTTTGTTATACTATATAGGTGCCAATGCATCACAAGATATTTTGTGAATTAAATTTTCCATTATCTTCATTAAAATAATATGAATTTGGTTCAAACTCTGAAAAATCAGTAGAAATTAACGAATTTAAATCTCTTTTCAGATTATTTAATTCAACCTGAGAATTAATTTTACCTTGCAATAAGCAAAATGCTTGTCCTTCAAGTTTATCTCTAATTCTTCTCAGTGCTAATGATGACCCTATTAAATTATCAATTTGAGGAAGATTTCTACTTATGATTGTATCTCTTTCACTTTCTTTGGTTGTTATATTAGTTGCTAATTGTTGACAATAAGAACCATCCAATCCACCAGAAGGAACTGGATAAGGACCACCTGGTGTTCCAGTATATCCAATACCATATCTAACACTTGAAGTGGAACCAACAGAAATTTTAATTGTTTCTCCTATTTCCGCATATTCTTCTGCGCTTCCCACTAAAATTCCTTCCGAATCATAAGTATATGTAATCTTTAATGGCCAACTTCTATTTCCAAAATAATATCTTGAAAATCCTGCACCACACTCTGGTTCTGGTGCATATTTTGGTCCCAAAATTTCTTCCCATTTAAATGGACCAACTGGTTTTCCATTATTCACTCTAACCAATTTGTGTCCAACACCAATAGTAGAATTATCTAAAACACCAACTTTTATTGGATTTATTGGATTATTATTAATATCAAATTCGAAAACATCTTCTTGTGTCTTTCTTATGACTAAGAAATTAGTACTACTTGCAGAACCAATTGAATTTTTACTTAAATTTAATGTAGGTAAAGTCTCAATAACCCCAACTTTAAAAATTTCAGGTTCAGTTGTCGCAATTCCAACTATAGCAGACTGATTTAAAATTAAACTATCAACAATAACACTTGTTGATATAAATCCTCCAATACCAGAACCACCAGCATTTGGATCCCAAATATCAGATTGCAAGATTGTTGTTGTTCCAATTCCAACAATAATTGTATTATTTGGTAAAATTCCAGAAAGATTAATCGCATAATTTGTTGATATTCCAGTTGTAGTCCCAGTCCCAACACCAGATAATATTGTACTGCCCACAGAAATGGAACCACGAAAATCAACCGAAGACAATGAAAATAAAGTAGTTCCAAATCCAACCACTGATGGTATATTTGCCTTTGAAAATACAACAGGATTATCTATATTGTCAATTATTTCATCCCCTATTAGAATTCCTGTTGTTCCTCCTGCACTTATAATTGTGAGACTACTTTTTGCCACTCCAATATTACCATCAAAATCCAAAGGTGTGTAAACACCATAGTCTTGGTTTTGAGGTTTTCTATAGTACTTTGCACCATATTTGGAATAATCTATTCTCAAACTTGGACTTTCTTCTACAGCATATTCTGATAATATTATAATGTCATTTACGTCACCAAATGTTTCATATGTTGATTGTTTACTTAAATTCCAATATAAACTATTAGAACACCCAGCAGCAACTCTTGCATCGTAGGCAACTTTTACTTCATTGATAGATGAATTAATTTCATTTGATAGAGAAACAATTTTTTTATCAATATTCCCAATCAAAATATCATATTGATCAATTTTTAAATCAAGTAAAGTTAATTGATTTTCAATTTGTTTTTTCTCCTCTTCTTTGAACTTTATATCTTGTCTTAGGTCTTTTTTGAACTTTTCAGATAATGTAGTTTCTCTTTCTGTTGATTTTTTTTGAAAATCATCTAATTCAGTCAAAGAATCTGAAAAAATACTCTTTGGATAATTTCCCAAATAATAATCTTGAGATATTCCTATACTTTCAAAGAATTCATCTATATTTTTATAATCTACTCCCATAATTAAATCACCTCAGGATAGTTGTTATTTTTTTCTTCTTCATATTCTACAATTAATTTATCTACATCTTTTCTTTCTGCATATACAATATAACTACAATCAACTGGACCACCAGCATTATTTACTATATTAATTCTACAACCCCATTCAATGTTCTTAACATAAAGTTCTTGATAAAATGAATGAGGTGTTAAACTTATAGTAATTGTTTCCGGATCTACGAGACCTCTCCAATAATCCGGAAGTTCAATTATATTTGAATTGGTGAGTCTTCCACGATAATATACTCCAATTTCTGGTCCTTCTAAGCAAGTATGAACTAATCTGTGCCCTTGTTTTATTGGGTGTGGTATGTCGAATTTTTTAAATGGTGCTGCAACTGATGCAAATACTCCCAGTTTTGCTTCACAAGTTCCAAATAACCCAAAAGTTGCTTCTATCTTTGGAGTTATTGTGACTGCATTACAAGCCTTTGGGCCATTAGTAATTTGAGCTGCATTGTTTAGTTTCAATCCAAAAATTGCTTTCATTGCAGAGGCAATTTCTGCTCCAAGTTTATTAATAAATCCAAGTTTATTTGTAACTGCAGTATCATTAATAACTCCTGCAGTGTTTGTGATGCCAGCAAAATTTGATATTCCAGCAACTTCAAGAGACACAGGAGCAGCAAGTCCAGGCAAAGGTGGTCCAATCATACAAGTTGCTCTTGCCACTCCAATCTGTGGAGTTAAACCAATATAACAAGGACCATTGATGACTGCAGTTCCTGGGGTGAGTTTATCGGTAGCAGTCAAAAAAGACATATCCAATTGACCTACAATTAACTTTTCACCAGCATTAACAACTGTAAAATCTGCCATAATTAATCAGAACAAATGGAAGCAAAGAATTTTTTAAATCTGGCAATAGCATCTAATATTTTACCTAAAACTGAAGATTTATCCGAGTCTATTCCTGATTGAACTTCTGCTTGTGTATTTGCACTAACGGATGCAGTTCCTCCTGTTACTGAAGCATTATTTGATGCTGCAATTGTCACATTTGTTCCTTGTGCAGTAATCGTTGGAGCATCTAAATGTACTATTTTGGATGCTTGAAATGTGATTTCTCCTCCACCCACACCATCAACAGCAACAAAACGAATGTTTGCTGCTTTTATTGTAATAGTTCCTAAAGGTGCTTCTAATATTATTCCTCCATTTTCAGCACGAATAATTTTTGCTGGTTCTTGTTCATTTGTTATTTTTCTTCCAACAACTTCCTTTGATGTTTTATCTGCAATAAGATCTAAATCACCATTTTCATAGTAAATAAATCCTTGTCCCTTCTTTGTTGTGCAAGAATAATCTATCTTCCCATTATGAGGACTTTCTACTCCACAGGCTTCTATAAAATGATCAGTTTGTCTTAAATGCGGATCTGGAGTTGTCATACACAATCTATCACTGAGGTTACTGCGATTCCAGAGACTGCTGGAATACCAGTTGTTGAAGAATAATTTGGAGTAAATTGCATAACTGGAATGAGTTCTGCTCCTACCCCTGTGCTGGTATTTATAGTTAATATAGGAATGTCCTTAAATCTTCCAGTAATATTTGTCGGCATTTTAATATCCACAATTGCTCCACTTTCTGGAGAAACAATTAATTCGTAAGTATTTTCCCCATCTATAACTTTATCTCCAGTTGTATATCCATAACCTGGTTTATCCACAACAATGTCAGTAACTATTCCTGTTATAGACGAACTTATTCCAGGTGCAGTTGTTCCAAGACCAACTACGTTCGTTGCAAGACCAATATTACCTTTACAATAACCATTTCCAGAATTTAGAATTATAACTCTATTGATTCCACCATCTTTTTCATCAACTTCAATTCTTGCAGTTGCACCTAAACCATAATTACTTTTATCGACAATTCTAACATCTGTTGTTCCATTTTGATAACCAAATCCTCTATTGATAATTTGAACAGAGAATATTTTACCACCATCACTAACTATTGGAATTGCTTTAGCACCGACTCCATCACCAGTGATATAAACCTGTGGTGGTATGCAAGTTTTCCATCTACTTCCAATTGGCATTCTCATTAAATCATCTTGATTTTGTGGATTGATAACTTTAGAAGAACAAGATACATTGCTAAGTGCTCTATCAATTAATCCACCAAATCCAGATCCAAATGTATCAACTGCAGAATACAGAGAAGTATCACGAAGAGAATCTTCTATTGCATTTCCTGCTTGAGCAGAAGTTTTAAACACATTTACACTACTAACCATCTTCTTCCAATCATCTGCCTCTTTCTCACTTGGACCAAACTTTGCTGCCCAAGTATAAGGTTGTTTGCAAGCAAGTCCAGTACATTCAAGAAAACTAAAAATTTGAGATGCCAATGAACTTGCTTGATTTAAAATTCCAGAAATTGTTCCCAATCCACCAGTTAACCAACTAATACCAGACATTATTCCAGATAATGCGTTTTCAATTGAATCCATTAATTTAGCAAGGATACCAGCAGTCCATTCTTCTGCCGCACAAAGAGGAACATTTACTGTTCTATTCACCAAATCACTTAATGCATCTGTAATAAAATCCAAAAGACTTGATGGAAGTTTTTCTAGAATACAAAAAATTGCATCAAGAATTTTCTTCATTGATTCCAAAACAATCTTTTGTTGAGGCTGTGGGACAACAAGACCAACTAATTTTCTAAATGCCCAAGTAATACATTTAAAAATTGTGTTTCTTAAATTATTAATAATCAGTTTTACGATGCCAAGTATAGACCTAGCAGTATTACGAATTTGGTTTTGTATATCTACAATTTCATTTAATACAGTATCTACATAAACATCTAAGTATCTATCCAATCCATTTGTAATTGCCATAAAGCTTTGAAGAGCTTGTGAGATATCTCCAATTAATCCATTTTGACAACCATTAGGTATTGTAATTTCTATGTCTGCCTTTTTTGCAACTTGCCAAATTGATGCAGCATCAAATTGAAGTCTATCTCCATACTGAGGAAACACACGAGTAGTCCCAGTATAAAATCCAACATTTGAATTAAAAGCAAGATCTACTTTATCTTTTGTTGATAGTGGAGAAGTTTCTGTTTGAGGATTTTCAGGAACAATGGACTTACGTTTTCTTGCACTTCTTTGAGTTGCTGGGATGTTATTTCCAGGATGACCAGTGAATGGTTTAAATTGAGAACTTTTTTCTTTTGCTATTGATTCTTCACTAATTAAATTCTTAACACCATCACTACGATGAAGCAACCCAATTACCACTGGTTGCTGGGCATCGTCACCATCAATAAAAAATCCAAAGCAAGTCTCCCCACCTTTTAGATTGGTTGTAGCACCCATTCCACCCTGACTACTTCCAAATGCAGGGTCCATCATAATCTGTGCCCAAGGCAAATCATCGTCAGGAAGGACATTGCCATCAAAAGTATGATGTCCAACAATCCTTACTTTACATCTTGCTGCCCATACTTTACCATCGGAACCTTTTTCTTCGGAAAACTGAGACTTACTTTTCCAAGAATTTTGATTTGCTACTTGACCAATCCACCAATAAAAACCATCTTTGCCGATGTAATTGGATTTTAATAATGCTTCTTCAATCATCGTAAATTTTACATTCAGAGGAGTCAGGATTTAATGAACAAAATAATTCAAACGTTGTTGGTGTTTGAGTTGCCGTAGGATTATTTTTTTGATACTCAAAAAGGTCTTCAAGGTATGAACTCAAATATCTTTTTCTTTGCTTATTTATTGAGGATTCTTCCAACTCCTCACAAATTTCGTTTATAGTTTCTTGTAAATCCATTTTTCTTATGTGTTTTGGGAACTATAGAGACCATAACTATCACGGATTAATTTTACACTTGTAACCATTTGGTTTCCTTCAAAATGATGTCTTAATTCTTTAATTAAATATTTTCCACTTTGTTCATCATCTGCCTCTTTTTTATCAGATCTTGTGATCTTTGGAAACTGGGCATTTATAATGTCTCCAACTTTGAGTCTTATATTGCAAGGTATAACCATATTTAGTGATTGCGTGAACAATAAATTATATCTAGAATAAGACATTGACATATCAGCACCACTCCTTGACTTACCACTTATCGTACCATCGTTGTTTAAATTTCCTCTATCAGAAACTTTAACCATAATTCTACTAATACTATCTCCAAATTCATCAGAAACAGCAATGCTTTCTGCTGCACCTAGTTTATTTTTAACTTGGTCTTTTAATGTATACCTATAAATGTCTAAAGTATTTGAATACAAATCAAAATAATATGTTTTATTTGCATACATACCAACTCTCAAGGATTTCATTAAATCAATATTCTTTTCGTACTTATAATTTAAAATTCTAAAATTTGTTTCTACATTATTACTCTCAATGATTGGAGCATATTGATAATTGTATATTGATTCATTATCAGCACTATTGTTTTGAATCTTAGTACTTGATACTAAACTATCAATGCTTCTAAAATTAAATCCATCTTTATTTTCATAGAATAAAAAACCTGCAGTTCCTTTTGCTATCCCACTATTATTTCCACCCGACGTTCCAGAGTTTTGTCCATTTGCGGGAACTGCTTTTGGTCCCAACCAAGTTAAAGTATGAAATGGTTTGCGATTATTTCCAATGAAAGAATAATCATTTGAAGTTGCTTCTATATTTTCATTCTTAAATTTTTTAGTTTTTAATACATCCTTTAAAATTTTAGTTACTGTAGTTTGAATGTTTCCTGTATATTTTCTTTCACATCTAGTAGTGTCATTTGTTAAACCTTCACGAGAAACTAAGTGCAATGTGAACATCTCATTAGTTTGTTGTGCATCAAGATTACTGACCTTATAAACATAAAAAGCATTATCACCATCAAATAAAAATTCACCAAATGCAGTATCAACACTGATAGAAACTTTTTCTCCACCACGAATTGGTAAAAGATTAAACAAACTTGTACTATTAACTATTTGAGCAGTAGCAGTTATGCAAGGGGATAAAATATCCTCAAAGTAATCAAAAAACAATAATGAATTGGTAATATCAATTTTTTTACTACCATCCAGTGATTGTATAATGAAATAATTCGGTTTAAATGCTGCTACAGATTGAGACATTAGCTTGCTGACAGATTAGTAAGTAACATAGTTTTCATAAGACTATTTACCACCTGTCCTTCATCTGGACCAGGAAGAATTACAGTGCCTCCCCCACCTCCACCAACTGGAATAAAGACTGGTTTTTGTTGCCCACCTCCACCTTGAGGACTCATCATCATTGGTATAATTGTTGTAACCTGTTGTAGTTGATTATAAGAAGGATATTGTTGGAGATTTTGAATCATTCCAGATTGATATGCAGCCATTGCTTCTGGTGTCAAATCCGGACCTCCCATTCCAGGTCTCTTTGATGCATCCATTATTGCTTTAATTCTGGAGAGATTTGAATTTGGATCACTTGCTTCATTTGCGATAATAGATTTATGATATATTACATTTAATTTCTGTGCTTTTGCTAATTTTTCAACCAATTCAGCAGTTTTCAAATTATATTCCTTTTCTCCAGGAGCACCAGTTTCACCTTTTGTCACATCAGCGTGTCCTGCAAAAATATGATATGCACGTTTAGGGTCTTTCATCATTGCTTCAACTATTCTTCTTGCATTTGCTTCAGCACCTAGTGCCATATCTGTTTCTAGAATGTTTCCACCTCTATTTGTAACACCCAATCCTCCTCTAAAATTTTTACCATAAGTCCCGAAACTAGACACAAGTGCTTGAGAGACAGCAGTATCTGGACTAGTATTACTTGGGATTAATCCTGTTTTTTGTCCTTTTGCATTTGGGTCTGCGTGCAATTCTAAAACAAAAGGATTAGAACCTGCTCCCGAAACTCCTGCCTTTGGTTTTACTTTTACATTTCCACCAAATCTGAAATACTTATCTCCTTCACTTGTTGGAATTTCAAATCTTTTACTGCCTTGCCTAACCTCAAAGTGAACGTGAGGTCCAGTAGAGTTACCAGTGCTTCCGACATTTCCAATTACAGTTCCAGGTTCTATTTGTTGTCCCTCTTTAACTGATATTTTGCTTAGGTGTCCATAAAAACTACTAGAACCACCAGGATGTGCAATTTGTACTGAATATCCATACCCACCATCATTCCATCTCGCATATGAGACCTGACCAGGTTGAATCACACTTACTGGGGTTCCTTCTGTAATAGCATAATCAACACCCTGATGTAGTCTTCCCCATCTCCAACCATAAGGAGATGATGTATAATTACTAGGCATCTGACCACCCCCAGCAGTCATATCTTGAAGTTTCCCAGGAAGTTCTGGAGCATCAGGAATTGCATCTGGGTCAAGTCCGTAATCCAACATCATTTCATCAGAACCAGCAGCAGATGCGGCAGCATTTACCATTGAAGCAAATGACTTATAAACAAAGTTTTCAAACTTTCCTACAGAGTCACTAAATCTGTTTATTATATCACCAAATCCACTTTCTTGAACTGATGCTTTTTGTTGCTGTTCTTGTGCTTTTAGTCTTTCCTCAACTTTGCCAGACACACCTCCAGCACCACTAGTTGCAAGTTCATATGTTCTATCTGCAGCATAACCACCAAGAAATCCACCTGCCATACTTCCAATCACAAAACCAAGTCCAGGGATTGGAATCAATGCTTGTCCAATAGCACCACCAAGCAATGAACCAGCAAGATTTCCTACTGCACCTGATGCTGCTTGTCCTACACTTTCACCTTCTGCTAATCCCTGAGCAAAATCTAATCCAGAAAAAACTGCATTCAGAATACCTACAGATTTGAGTCCCCCAAATTGTAACTTGGAACCAGAGACCTTTGGTTTTGGTGGTCTTAATCCTCTGGTATTTTGAGGGGCACCCATTTTTCCTTTTGGTGGAAACATATTATCAAGGAAACCAGCAACATCAATTGCTCCTCCAAATAAAGATGATAATAAATTTCCAGGGGAACCAAAACTTGATGCAATGTTTAAGTTTGCAAGTTCTTTAATTTTTCTTTTTTCTGGTAACTTTATTTTATTGATTTCTTTATTCTGAGTATTTAAAAATTTAGAAAAGTCAATAACTTCTTTTTGAATTCCTTTTAGTTTTCTTGAAGAATCTCCACTAAAAGAAACTATGTTATTGGAAGCAGCAACTAAAGGGGAAGAAAGTACTTTTTTCATCATCCATCTACTATGTTATAAACCATTCTTGAATATAAAACTAAAAAGTTATCGGTGTTTGCTGAAGGCAACAATGGAACCGATGGACCATTTTTTTGAGTTGCCGGTGGTGCTGAAACACCCCCTCCACCACCTTGAGATTGTTGAGGCATTGTTCCAGACAAATCTATCGGAACAATATTTGTTTGTGATTGTGCTACTGTCTGAGCAGGTTGGGAAACATTAGTTGCTAAGTTTTTGTATTGTTCTAATTTTCCAGACATATATGCCGCAGCAGATTCAGGGGTTAACTCATCATAACTACCCCCTATTCCTGGTTTTGGTGCAGAAACTTGACCTAATGTTGATGGACCTTTTCCCTTTCCACCTATGAATTTATTAGAACCCCTATCAAAATAAACACCTCCCCCTTCATATTTCCTGCCTCTAAAATAAAGTCCACCCCCAATGTCTCTTGCGGATGTTTGTGACATAACACCTTGAGTTTTAAAATCTTCCAGTACTTTTAGGGCTGATGATGGGTCACCTCCCCCAAACATTTTTGCAAGATTTTCAAGTCCATTTGGACCTTCTGAAATCTCTTTTAATTTGGCAATTCTTTCTTGGGGATTTTTTCCAAGTTTTGCTGCAATTGGACCATAAATTTTTTGAGCATCTTTATCCGCACTTTCAACATAAATTGCAGAAGAAATCGGACTAAATTGTTCCCTAGCAGTGACTTGACCAAACAAATCACCATACCCAGAATGATTTTTAGCAGCACGATTTATCATTACTTGCATAACATCTGCTTGATTTTGTGCTCCAGATGCTTCCAAAGTAGATGTAAATGCTGCAAGATTTTCACCTGCAGTTCCAGTGCTAACTACTGGAGTGCCATCACGACCTCCACCTCCACTAGAACTTCCACCTCCACCAGAACCACCTCCTCCACCACTAGGAGGTTTAGTACCTTTTCCAATACCAACCATCGTATTGATTGCTGCAATAAATCTCTCTATTGCAGAACCAAAAATTGATATAATATCTCCACCATCTCCTGGTTGAAACATTCCTGCTCTGATTTCATCAACATTGGAAAGGGCATTGACTGTACCAGCACCAACAGCACCCACTCCAAGAGCACCAGCACCAAGGGCAAGCATTTTGCCTCTTCCTTTAAACATATTCCCAAGTCCTCTTGGTGCGCTCTTTCTGACACCACCCATAGGAACATCAACATCAATATCAATTCCACCTCCACCACCAGGAGTTGCTTTTGGGAGATTTGATAATTGTTTTACTATCTTTACAATAACCTGACGAATTAATTTTGCAACTTCAAAACTTTCAGTAAATGATTTAGAAAGATTTTTTAAATTATCACTTATTCCATTTACAAATTTTTTGTTCCCAAAAAACTGAATGAATTGTATTACACTCTTATATGTACTTAAAAATTTACTTAGAATACCAGTTGGTTTTGCGGATTCAACATCAGATACTCTTTTCTTATAATCTGCAGTAAAACTTTGAAGAGTATTATTTAAAGTACTTGTTATATTGTTTGTAATATTTGTAGAAATAGTACTTACAATTGAATCTACTGAAGATGGAACTGGTTTTGCAGTGCCTCTCTGAAATCCTACTATTTTATTTGCGGCAGAAGCAATTGAAGATGTTCCAAGAAAAGAATCACCAGAAATAAAATTTTTGGCGAGTTGTTGGTTTGTATTCTGCTTACCTACTATTCTTTCTGGGTTCAGAACCGAACCTATTGCCATCTTACTTTTTTCTTTTGAAATTATTTATTGAGCATTTTGTTGTTTTAGTTTCTCGTCTTCAATGTGTTGTTGAAGAAGTGCTAAGTAAATATCTCTTTCCCAAGGCATCATATTTTCAACATCCCCAATCGGCCATTTATGAAATTGAAGTAATGCAAAATTAATTCTAAAGTATGACTCCAATTCCATATATGCCATACTCAACCGAAAAAAGATGTTAAACCCTCCAACGTAACTTCACTTTCCATTCCAGTTTTTGGATTCTTAACTTTTACTTTATGTGCAAGTTTTGGCATCGTATTAAAGAAATTTTCAACCTGCTTGAATTGATTAGCATCAAGTGTTTCAATCCAAGAAACTAATTCCTTTTTTGTGCAATCAGATGCTGCCCAACTTTCTTCCTCATTAAAAATTACATCAATACAAGAGGCAATAATGTCCAAAGACTTTTCAATATTTGATGCACTTTGTTCTGTACTAAAATCAAAGTTGTTTTTAATGAACTGGTCTAAAGATGGATATTTCATTCTTAAAACTAAAGAACTATCAAGTTTAATATCCGTACTATGGTTTTCTTCTTTTTGAACTTGAATTTCATCAATATAAATTGTGACTGGAACTTGAGTTTCCATATCATCACTACAAGTGATAATTAAGTCAACAGATTCACCAACAGATTTTGAACGAAGGTTTAAGAACAAATATTCAATGTCAAAAGTTGGAAGTTCTTCTATTTTAATTCCTTTGGTTAAAATGCAATCTTTTAATACTTGTTTAATTGCACTTGTAATTTCTTTTGTATCTTGACTTTCAAGAGCAAGAATTAATATCTTTTCTTCTTTGACTAGAAATGGTCTGTATTTAATTGTTTTTCCAGTTGAGGGTAAAACCAATTCATATGTTGGTACAGAAATCTTAGGTAATGGCATAATTCAATAGTTCAGTTCTTTTATTTATTTACGTCCTTGCTTTGTGTTTTTCAATCACATAACGTGAATAACTAAAAGTAACTATTGTTTTAGTGATTGTACTTCCTTCATAAGTTACTGGCATTGCTGCTATGTTTGTAGGAAATGCATCAATTAAACGATAAGTTATTCTTGGTACATCATTAGTTGTATCCAAATCTCTTTCAAATTTTACAATTGATATAATTCTTTTATATGAGTCGGGATATCTAAGTCTAAAAAAGTCTGGACGATTTTTTGCGTTTCCTTGTCCTCTCGGATTTGGTTGAAACTCTCCACCATCTGTATAAATGGGATTGATATAATTCATCCATTCCTCAAAAAGACGAATAAGTTTATAATCATAATCAACATAGAAAGTCATCGTCACGTCAGGATAAACTCTTTTAGTTGGAAATCTTTCTATCACCCCTTGACGTGACCCAATCTCCTCTGTAACATCAAAAGTTGCACCAGGAAGTGAGGTCTCTGCACAATAAAAATCAAATAAATTTGAGACTTCCAAATTATCTGTAATTTCAGCTTTTTTCAACCATCCCATCAAATTAACATCATTATTAGTCAAGTGCAATGATACTTTAAATTGACTAGTGAGAGATAATTTACTAAAGATTTTTAATGCTTCATCTGTTGTCTTATACAAAAAACCAACTTCAGGTTGTCCTGCTCCTGGTCCTCTTGATGCCATTTATAAATACGATTAAGATTATATAATATGTATGCCTCGTAACGAAGATAGTAAATATAGACAAGGAAAATACAGACCACAAAACCCAGAAAAATATAATGGTGACCCAACAAATATAGTTTATAGGTCATCATATGAATTAAAGTTTATGCAATATTGTGACCTAACTGAAAGTGTGAATACCTGGAAATCTGAAGAGTTTTGGATTCCCTATCGTTCTCCAATTGACAATAAAATTCACAGATATTTTCCAGACTTCTTTGTTAAATATAAAGACAAAAATGGAAATAACAGACACCTAGTTGTAGAGATTAAACCACAAAAAGATTTAAAGATGCCAGAAACAAACCCAAAAAGAAAAACAAAATCTTGGGCATACGCAGTCAAAACTTGGGCAGTCAATCAAGCAAAGTGGGAAGCAGCAAGAGAATATTGTGCTGATAGAAATTATGAGTTCCGTGTGCTGACAGAAAAAGAATTAGGTATAAAAATATGATAGCAGAAGAAATTATAAAAGGAACAGGAGGAAAATATAAAAGCACTAGTTGGTATGTGAATTCTTTGATGAATTCTTTATTAGAATATAATAAAAAAAATATTAATCAGTTGGATACGAGTTTTATTATTCCAGGAGATTTGGTATTTTTTATGTATAGTGCTAAGTACCCTCAACGATATGATTATTGGGATATGCATCCTTTATCTTATATCATTGAAGTGAATCCAAGAGAAGGTTCTTTTTTGGGTTCAAACCTCCATTATCTGACACCAAAATATCGTGAAGCAGTTGCAAATTCTTATCTAAATAAATCAGGTATTGTAAATGCACCCAAGAAAACTTTACATAAATATCTCTTCTCTGGAGTAATGAGTGATTTCTTCAAAGTGCCTGAAGGAGAATGGGGAGGAGTATCCTTACTTCCTACAGAGAAATTTGTAGATAAAAGAGGACAACCAGTATTTAAAACTAAAGTTTGGGACGCACCATAAATGGCGTATGTAACACTAAAAGATGAATATTATACTTCTGGTTTAGGTCCTCTTGGTCCTAGTCCTCTTGGAATTAGATATGACCCAGAAACTGGCGATTATGAATTAAAAGCAAAAAGTGCTCTAGGTTATGATGTTGGAATTGGTCTAGCAATATTTTTTAAGAATGGTAGTTGGACAAGTGATGCAATAATAGACCCAAAATTATTTGTAGATGGTGATCCAAATAAACCAACACAATTAGCAAAAGATTTAGCAATTGATATTAATAAAAAAGCATATGCTGCATATCAAACTTTAGGGGGGTCAGCAAAAGGAAATAAAATTAACGCAGCAGCACAACCACAAAACCAAGGAAGATTTATTGTTAATAATTCTTTTCCCGGAACAAATCCTGGAATTGCTTCTGCCGTACCGGGTGGGAATGCCCTTACTTCCCCACCCGGACAAGGAAACTTTTTTGATCCTGGTCTGGGAATACAAGATATATACAAAGATTTTAAAAGTGTTAACGAAGATGATTTGTTTAAAAAATACAAGGGTGGTATTTTAAAATACCCACTGGATATTCTTGAAAATGAACAAGATACCCTTCATATTGAAATGTTTAGGTATCGTCCACCTCTTGGGGACTTATTTGATCCAGCACCAGGAACAACAGTAAATATTGCTGAAATATTTACAAGTGGAGTTCAAAGAAATAGTGCATTAAAAGGTGGACTAAAAGATCGTATAGGAACCGTCATTTTACCAATTCCTGCAGGAATATCAGACTCCAATAATGTGGAGTGGGGGGATGATAAAATGAATAATATGACAATTGCAGTGACTGGTGCTGTTTCTCAAAATTTAGGTGGAGCTGTTGCTGCAGCAGCTGGAACTCAACTTGCTGCAGCTTTTGCAGATTTTAAAAAGGTTCCCTTACCAAAGGCAAATATAAATCAATTACTATTGCTGGGAATGGCAAATCCAAGTTTTAATAGTCCTGAATTAAAAACAGCATTAATGTCAATGATATTAAAAAATGCTCAGTTTAATGTTTCACCAGAAAGTATTTTAGCAAGAGGTGTCGGATTAGTTCCCAATTCAAATCTTGAGTTATTGTTTAGAGGTCCAACTCTCCGTCAATTCCAATTTGCATATCGTTTTAGTCCAAGAAGTGAAGGAGAGGCAAAAGATGTAAGAAGAATTATTAGATTCTTCAAGCAAGGAAGTGCTGCTAGAAAACTAAATGCATCAGGAGGTGCTGGACAAGCATCAGTTTTTCTTGGTTCTCCAAATGTATTTAAGTTGGAATACAAAACAACAAATCAAGATCCTATTGCAGGAGTAAATAAATTTAAAATATGTGCTCTTCAAGGAGTGTCTGTAAATTATGCACCTGATGGTCAATGGTCTGCATACGAAAAAGGGCAACCTGTTTCCTATACAATGACACTAGGATTTCAAGAAATTGAACCAATTTATGAGAGTGATTATCAAGATACTATCTTCAAAAAGAATAATATTGATTTAGGAAATGATTATGCAAAAATTACCGACGACGATATAGGATACTGATATGTCATACTTTAGAGAACTTCCCAATTTTGAGTATATCTCAAACTTTCCAAATCAAAGTTTTAATGATGATTACACAATAACAAAAAATCTATTTAAAAGAGCAAAAATCAGAGATGACATTGCAAATTCTGTTACTGCATTTGAATATTATCAAATAACAGACAATGAAAGACCAGACCAAGTAGCACAAAAAGTTTATAATGATTCAAGTCTAGACTGGGTTATTTTAATCACAAATAACATCACAAATTTAAATGATCAATGGCCTTTAGATAATAATAGTCTTTACAAATACCTATTAGACAAATATGGTGATGATGAAACTATAGGAGAAGTTCATCATTATGAAACAATAGAAGTTAGAGATGATTTTGATAGATTAATCATTCCTGGTGGTTTACAAGTTGACCCACAAAAAACACTATCATTTACAACAAATTCTACAGATACTGAATATAATCTATCTGAGTTTCCAAGTGCTGATGCAGACAATGTAATTACAATTAATTTAAATCAATTTGTTCGTGTTTTTGGTAATTATGTAACAAACGAAAATACAGATGCCATTGTAAAAGATATTGAAACTAACAAATCATTTTTACAAGTAAAGGCAAGAGATACTGATACCCCAATCTCAATTACAAATACTTTATCCGATTGGCCCAATAGTTGGGGTGGAAGTTTTACAGTAGTAGGAAGAAATAGCATATCAACAACAATACAAGTCGGTGATGTTGTATTTGATAATGATGTTGTGTTAGACCCAACATTGTATGAAATTGTTGGAGAACTTCAAGATGGAAAAGTAGTTCCAGTGTTTAAATTCTTACCTCAATCCTAAATAAAAATAAAAAATGGCAACTCCATTACCTGGTGTAAAAGTAAAAATAACTACACAAAAACAAGATACTAAAATTACTTCACCTACTGGAAACATAGTATCAACAAAAGATAGTTTTAAAGTGGTTACAAATTATGAATATGAAGTTGACCAAAATGAAAAGAAAAGACTTATTTTAATCCTAAAACCAGAATACCTATCCGTTTTCATAAGTGATATGAAGAATATTATGAAATATGATGAGTCTTCTCAATACATAAACCGAACAACTAAACGTGGTTATAATCCAAAAATCACAGGGATTTGAACCCTACGGACAAAAAAAATACCCCCGATTTTTTCGAGGGTAAAATGAATTTAAAAGTTGATTTTAAAATCAGGACTCTGCCAACTTTTGGAAGTATGAGAGAGCATCGTCCTCATCTTCATCATCTTCACTACTAGAAAATTTACTAGAACTCAAACTATTCAGTTCTGAACGAAGATTGCTTGGGAGTTCAGAAGACTTTCCAGTCCTTTCATTTTCCCATTCTTTTTCTTCATCAATAGTTTCTGGATCTTGCATCTTAGGAACACCACGAAGACCCAAAGTGTACTCAAGACGTTTTTTCAAATCATCATATGACTTGAATTGGGATGCATCAGTAAAATCATTCAGATTATGAAGAGACTTATAGATTTTCTCAAGTTCATCGTCATCATCAAGAAGAATTGAAGGTGAAGCAAACTCTGATTTATCGTAGTTCCAATATCCATCTTTCTTGACTAGTTTCAGTTTGAAGTTTGCTCCTTTCCAAAAGTCAAATGGGTTGATTGGTTCTTCATCATCAAATTCAGGTTGCATTGCTGCAGTAATCTTATCAAAAACTTTTTTGCCAAACTTATAAAGGAATACTCTACCTTCATTTGCAGGATTGACAGGATCCTTTACAACATAAATGTTTGCAAAATATGAAAGTTTGCGTTTTTGTTTACGTGCTTCATCTTTATCTCGTTCAGAACCAGAGTTCCAAAGAACACGATTCTTTTCGCATACAGGGCAGTTTTGACCCAAAGTGGTAAGACAATTATCAATCAACCAACCACCAGGACCTTGGAATGCGTGGGACCAAACTTGAACCCAAGGAAGGTCACAACCATCTGGAGCAGGAAGAAAACGAATAATTGCTGAACCAGTTCCACCTTTATCCATTACAGGTTTCCAAAAACGTTCGTCTTCTTTGGAACCATTATCATTTAATTTTTCAACTTGTTTAATAAGTTTTTCAGTCAAGGAACCCATTTTGGATTGCTTTTTGAGATCCTGAAAGCTCATTTGTATTCTCCGTATTAGTAGTATTGAGACGTATTGTACGTATTAATTGTAGCAGGCATTCGGTCAATCGTCAAGAGAATCCTCAAGTGCATTGATGGATTTCTCCATCTTCTCGAATAACACAGACACATTATTCACTGGACCAATTCCAAACATTTGTGCTGATTCAAGAATCGCATTTTTCATCTCTATTGCATCTGGATCATCAGACAAAGAAATTCTAAAAATAAAGTTTTTTTGTTTTTCTAGAAACAACTTCATCTTACCGAGATGCTCCTTTTTCCTTTCTTTACTGAAGAAAGGAAGTTCAAACATTTCTTTAAATATTTCTTTCTGAAGATCATCAAGTTCTTTCAATGATTCTCTGACCACATCTGAATCAAAAAATCTACTCATAGTACATTCTCCTTCAGAATTTTTTTATACCTATCTACTTCTATATTTAGAAAGGGTTTATATTTTTTAATTCTTAAACTTACGGATTCCCACACTGGATCAGTAAGTTTCTTATCAAATCTTTTTACATAATCAAGAATTATATCAAGTACAACCATCGTTTCTAAAGACACCTCCTTAGAAAAATATAACTTTAATATTTCTGGATGACGATTTGTACTAATATCAAACATTTTTTCAAAATTTTCTTTTGTAAAAATACTTTCTATTTCACTTTTAAATAAGTAAGTCAATGACTGGGACTTTTTTAACCAATTGGAATAAACATCTTCTCCGCACTTAATAATCTCACCAATCCAAAGTGATTGTGGGTCATCACATTCAACAAAATTTGCAACAAAATATGCTTTGATTTCTTCGTCATTTTTTTGACGAGAGGTTCTTTCAAAAAAATACCTATCTTTTCTCTTATGAAAAGAGTCCAGAGATGCTCTGGACTTTCCACAGTATTTAAAGTAATCGTAGTTTTCTTTTGTAAAATGATTTTTGAACGCAAGATACTGACGGAATACTTCAAACGGGGTCATTATATTTTTTCCATCCTTTATAGTGTTTTCTTTTTTCATTTAAAACTTCACTTATAGAACCTTCATTCAAATTAAATTTTCTACATAAAGTTCTAACACCTTTACCTTCATATACAACTCCATCAGGAGAAATTAGTTTGTATTCTTTTTCTAATTTTTTGGATATTAATACTCTCCCTTATAAATAGTAATGCGAACAAACCAGGCATTATTATATAGTTTATTTTATAAGGGTAATTTAGCACGAGTAGTTTTTTTCAAAAAATTCAATTGAGTAGCATCATTTTTAATTTTTTCTTTCAATGGTTTTGAAATTAATTTTGATATTGTCTCAATCTCAATACTATTTTCTTCGCAATAAGTAACAATTGCATCAATATAATTAATTTTAGAGTTTTTTACAATGCTCTCTATATCTTGAGCAAATTTTTGAGGACATAAAAATTTGCTCTTTAATTCGTCTTTGAGTTTATCATTCATATTCGTGAAGTTTATCTCTAACAAATTCTCTAATATATTCGGTGAGTAATTTGATGTATTTTGATTTGTCATATTCTTCATATACAACGCATTCTCCATTTTCGCAAGACATAATGATTACAAATTTCTTTACCATTATACCAGTAAGTTCATATAACATACAAGCATAAGCAGCACATTGAACAAAATAATGTTCAATCCAATCTCTTGGTTTTGGTTTTTTGGATGTTTTGAAATCTATAATTGCTAATTCCTGATTGTATTCTGCAATACAATCCACTGTTCCTGCAATTCCCAACACTTTACTATACAGAGAATTTTCAAGTGCGTGAATATTATTTATATTATTCAGATAAGGTCTAGCAATTCCAAACAAAACCTGAGAAATAGGCAAGATATCTTTTGGTAATTGTTCATTTTTCAAATACATCTCACACAAAGTATGCATATCAGTTCCACGACTAGTTGCTTGCTTTGTGATTTTGTTTGCAGTTTCCTCCCCAACTTTTTGCCTCCACTCTGCAAAAAATTGACGATTTTTATGACTCGTTACAGAAGTGATGGAAACAAGTTTTAAAAGTTCATCCTCATCAGGTACAGAATAATATCTTACCCCATCAATCGTTTCTCTCTCAAGTTTAGGTAATTCAATATCAATATAATTAAACATTAAGACCCCACTCTTCCTTTAAAGACTCAAAGTTTCTTTAGCAATAATAAACTCTCGAACTAAACCTGACCTAACAATATCATCTACACCAAATTCAATAATATCAAAAGACGGCATGGTGCGTAAAATTTTCATAAAATCAATAATACCATTTTTTTCACTTGTTTTTATAAGGTCACTTTGAGTAGCATCTCCACAAAACATAATTTTACAATTTTCACCAACACGAGTAATAATAGAGCATAACTCATGGAAATTTGCGTTCTGGAATTCATCAACAATCACAATAGCATTATCAAGAGTCGTTCCACGAAGGAATGAGGTAGACCAAAACTTAATGGTTTCTTGTGACTTTAAATTTCCATAAAGCATTTCAAAGTCTGCATCAGAAGGCATCTGGAACATATACTTAACCATATTCTTGTAAGGAATCTGGTAAATATCTGCTTTATCATCGTGACTCCCAGGCAAGAATCCAATTTCACGAGTTGCAACTAATGAACGAACAATATAAACTCTTTCATAAGGAGTTACTTCATCAAGTACATCTTGAAGAGCATTGTAAAGAGTAATAAAAGTTTTACCTGTACCAGCACAACCATAAGCAACAATATGCTTTTGATTTTTATAAGATTCAAAAAGTTTCTTTTGATTTTCTGTCAAAGGTTCAATATCAATCAGGTAATCTGAACTGATTGGTTTTCTCCTCTTCATTTGTTTTGCAGTCATACCAATACCAATTGGTTGATTGTCATTACTTCTTCTTTTTCTTGCCATTAAAATTTCTGTAAGTGATTTGCAATTTTTACTATATGATTAGTAAATAAGGTTTAGATATAACTTCAAGATTATAGAATTTATCTCCCACTTTTAATTCGGGATGTTTCATATAATTCTTAGGCACAAACCTGGTTGGAATGATGCATTTATATTGGTTTTACGTTTGACCCAGGAACCTTTGAAACTTTAGAAAGAACTTCGTTCCAAGAAGGGTTTCTACTGACGTGTTTGCTCAATAAATCTCCAACCTCTCCAACATTCATTTGTGATGGGATGAGTGGTTTGAGGTGAGGATTTTCTTTGAGATATGGTTCTTTTTCTGCCATATACATCCACTTCTCAAAAATTTCTCCAGTTTCAGTATTTTCAAATCGGTATGTTGGCAAAATTATACCTCCAAATTTTTTCAATATGATTTAAAAAATTTTCACTATCTAACCTATGTTTCATATAATTACATGTTGAACAGCATGGTTTTACATTTAATAATGTATATCCTTTTGAATTTTCTATTCTATCCAGACCATTTATCGGAACTCTTGTTCCAGCACTCATATGAACTTTTCCTTCTTTTAAAATCGGAGAAGATCCACAGATATAACAATTTTGCTGAACTAAATTAGACCATTCTTCAAATGTTAAATCCCAATATATATTTCTATGATTTGGATTTGCATCACATTTTTGAACCGTATAAATTTTTCTCAAGTATGTTTGTTCTGGAATAAGTGTTTTACTATAAACTCTTTTTTTAGAATAATTATTAGACCGTTGTTTTTCTTGCAAATCCATAATTATTAAATAGGTAGGTTACATATATATTTATGTAGAATAAGTATGCAACCTACTTATTTGTTGGGCATAAAGTTATAATTTCAAGATAAATTTATTTATTATGGACTCAAACGAGCACGATGTAATCTTTTTTCTTCATAATACTTCCAAACATTAGGTGCCCATTTTTGAAGTTCAGGAATAAAACCTTCACATAGTGCTTGAATCTCAAGTTGAGCATCAAGTTTCGAACGAAGATCCATAAAGTGAAGAACAGAACGAAGATTGAAAGACACTACAAAATTCTGACGAATTGCCTGAGGGAGATAATCACGAATATGTTCTTCACACATTCCCTGCTCATAGTAATCAGCATACTCCTTACACTCATCCAGAATACGTTCTAATTTGCGTTGACGATGTTCTTGAGTCCATTCATACTTCTTACCCTTACGATTGGTATAGAACCCCTGAGGACGCACATAGAACACTTCTTCAATATCAAGTTCTTTCTTGGCAACTTTTACTACACGCTTACCAGTATAACGCTGAGATTGAACATCCCAAGAAGTTCCAATACGATGAGTCCTTGCCTGAACAATTACATTATGAACGAATCCAGATACTGAAAAAGTAATTGCAGGGTGCTCCAATGGACCCCAATGCCCCCTTTCGTTCGCAAGAAGTTGTTCCACAATCCACTCACCACATTCTTGGTGATTAGGTACTTTGACTTCGTGAATAGGAACTTCAGAATAATCTCCTTTTCCTGCCTGCCAAATTACCTGTTCTGGAATTGGGTAGGATTGCAGTTTTACAACTTGAAGTCTCTTATCAAGTTCCAGAAGATCTTTTGCTTTAATAGGTTTCATTTCTTACCAAATCCTTTTGATGTTTTTGATTCTAGTTCTGAGAGTTCTTCTTTCAATGTTCGCAGTTGTTGTTTCATTTCTATAATTTTTTCTTCGGTATAAAGATGATCTTGTTTTACAAGTCTCTCAAGTAATTTTATAAGTTCTTTTGCTCTGCTAGTCATCTAAATCAGAATCCTCAAAAATTTCGTCGTAATCTAAAATTGGTCTCTTTCTTACTTCTGGTTCAGTATAAGAGTACGCAGAAACATCAGAATAAACTTCTGCTTTTAGAGAGTCAACCAATAATTCAAGATTACGGACTATAAGTTTTAGTTTTTCTTTGTCCATAAGATACCATTCTCTCTCAAAATTTTAGCATAAAAAGGGGGTTGAATCAACCCCCATTCAAAATTATTTTTTTGTTTTTTTATCTTTAACTTGATAATTATATGACTTTGGATTTATCGTTCCTTCTGACCACTTAATATTCATAACACTTCCTTTTCCATATTGATCATAATAATTGTCAAATACCTCCACAAAAGAACCTGCCTGAACAATATCATACCTTGTTTCTTTATTTTCTTGATACGTGACCAAATAAGAATTTCTCGGTAAAGATTTATTATTTGATACAGAAGGATCACAATTTTTATGTATTAAGTGCATAATCAACTTCTGTTTCCCCAAGTAATATCAGGATAAGCTTCAGAAACTATTTCTTGAGTTAGTTTATATTTTGTTTGTAGTTTTTTATCCTTACAAAGACAAATAATTTCTGCTTCAAGTGGATGCAAACCCTCTAGTAAATTGACAAAAATATTTTCTCTCCTAATTCCATTTAAAGAATCATTCCCACCTTTTACAAAATTATAGAGAAGTGTATATTCTTTTCTAAGGGTAGAATATTTTTGGTCAATTGCCCCAATTGAAGAATCACTCATTTGTTTAATTGAATCTTCAATTCTTTCAGACATCGTAGATGTCTTCATTGTATTATCACCAAAGAAAGGAACATCTCCTTCTGGTAAAAGTGAAATTACTGACTCATCAAAATTCCAAATAAAAATTGCCTTTAACGAGTCGTGTTCATATTTTTTAAGAACTTCAACTTTTTTTGCGTTTGTTCGTTGAGCATTAACAAGATTCAATACTTCAAAAGCAAATGGATTTGCTGGCAATTCAATGTTTTCATTTAAAACTTTTTTTGCTCTTGAAGTAGGTTTTCTAGTTGTTGTTTTTTCTTTTGTAGTCATTGTCATAAAATTAATACAGAATTAGATTAATTAAAATTTATTTATCATTCACCATCATCGTCATCAGATACATCATCAAAATAGTCTGGTTCAAATCTTACTGAAACAATTTCTTGGTCTATTAACTCACCATTTTTATTGTAAAACTCTGGATGATATGCAATTTGTTTTGGTCCTTCTTGGTAGTTCATCATATATTCTCTAGCACTCCACCCAATGAAGAGTCCTACTATAAAAAACAAAACAATTAAAAAAGAACCAAATACTAAAGTTATTGCTGACATTGTTCTTCTCCGAGAGACTACTTTTTTTTCATTATATCAAATTCAATCTTGAGATGCATCTCTCTTTTGAGTAGAGAAAATACTTTTTCAAAATTGAATGTTTTTGATATCAATTTTGTTTCTACTTTCTCTTCTCCTTTTTTTCTAAGCATTAATTCAAAACCACGATTAATGCTATATTTTTCAGAATTATTTATGGACACGATCAAAGCATACTATTTTCTTGCAAATATGAAATTGTATCAGCGCATCCACCAATATGCTTGTCATTCAAAATCACTTGAGGAAAAGTTGAACCTTCCCCAAATTCTGCATAAAATTGTTCTCTATTGAAATCTGTATTAAGTTCATAAGAGATAACATCGTATCCCTTTGACTCACTTAAAAGATTTAAAACCATTTTTACCTTATCACAATAAGGGCAACCTTGCTTTGAATAAATTGTAAAATTCATAATACTACCAAACCTTATTTTTTCTTTGTGGGTACTTATAGAGCACCTGCTCCTGTTTATTTTCCATCCATTTTAGTATAGCACGTCTTTTTTCTTCTGTAAAAAAAATTTGACCTGAAAACCAATCTTCCCAATAAGTATGTTTTTTATCTTGATTGCAATTGTGGCAACAACAAACAACATTGTTTGTGAAATCTGTTCCACCTTTTGATCTTGGAATAATATGATCAATTGTAAGGTTTTCTTCAGAATCACAATAAGCACATTTATGATTCCAATGTTCTTTAATGTGTTGCCTCCATATTCGTTTTGCTTCCCCAGAACTTGTCGTGTAAAGATTGAACAAGTACTCTTTGGACGAATGAAGAGGAGTCATAAGTTACTGCGACTTATGATTATTTATTTGATGATTACAGGTTCTCCTTGACCTTCTGGAAGTTTGATTTGTGGTAGTTTCTCTAGTTCTTTAACTTCCCAAGATCCACCAACACCACCATCCATATTCACCACAATCAAACATGTTCACTATTCAACTCCGAGTGGTTTTATGTACGAATACTGGGGAGACTGATCCTTACAGAACTCATTCGTCGTTTAGTTCTTATGACGGACAGTAATAGGACTGTCCACCACTGACCCCACTGACCTATAAAGTCCAGTAGAATACTGTTGTCAAATTAAACTGCCAAATGAAAAGAAATCTTGTTATTGCATTTGTCATTTCCCAGATTGTTGAACTTGGAATCTTCTGGTTGATTTCTGGTCAAAATCTCAATATTTTCTTTGCATTAGTTGGAGTTGATCTCATTCTCACTGCAATTTTCTGTAGGGAACAACTCAACAATTTTGTTTCTATTCTTCTGAACAATGAACAAAATTGAACTAGCACAAAACCCAAACACACCACAAGAAACATTAAAAGTCCTTGCGACTGATGAGTATTATAGTGTTCGTCGTTGGATAGCAGAAAACCCAAACACACCACAAGAAACATTAAAAGTCCTTGCGACTGATGAGAATTATTGTGTTCGTTATTGGGTAGCACAAAACCCAAACACACCACAAGAAACATTAAAAGTCCTTGCGACTGATGAGAGTTCTTATGTTCGTTGTTGGGTAGCAGTAAACCCAAACACATCACAAGAGATCTT